GCGCGGTCTGGCTCGCCTGCAAGGGCCTGTCCTCGGTGATCCACAGCCTGTCAACCGTGACTTTGGCCGGCGTCCTGACCATCGCCGTACCGTTCGCCGGTGCCGCCATGCTGGCCACCGCGATCGGCGGCGCTATCAGCAAGGCCCGCGCCGCGACCACCACCATCCACAACCACAACAGCGGCCCGGTCGACCAGCGCGAGATCCGCAGCAAGACCATTGGCCTCTTCGCCAAAACCAACAACGAGCAGTAGGAGGAGAACCCCATGCCCACCGCAACGATCATCGCCGCCGACATCGTCCGCCGCTACGCCGACGACATCGCCTACGTCGCCGAGCAGGACCCGGCCGCCGACCTCGACAGCTTCATCGACCAGCTGGGAACCGCCGAAGCGCGCTTCTCCATGGCCGGCATCAATGGCCACGAAGACGTGGGGACTGCGGCCACCATCCTCGACGAAGCCCGCGCGGCCGACGGCACCGCACGGGACGCCTTCCTGCGCCGCGCTGACAAACGCCTTGCATCCGTCGATGAGATGACGGACGAGTACCGCGAGATGGTCGGGGACTGACACCCCGCCCGCCTGAACGACCACGCCCCCGGCCGATCCGGTCGGGGGCGTTCCGCTCGACCCGGCGAATCTTCAACGGACCGCCGCGGATGAGCCCCAACCGCCGATAGCATCCCGACTCCACACATCCCTGGGGGGACCAATGACGAACGACCTGCCGCCGATGCCTGACACCCCGCCCATGCCCGCGCACGCACCGAAGCCCGCCGGGAAGAAGCGCCGCAACCTGATCGTCGCCGCCGCCGTAGCGGTCGCCCTCGCCATCGCCGGCGGGGTGTACTGGCTCAGCCGGCCGTCCTACGACGACATCGTCAAGGGCTGCCAGAAGGCGCTCGCCGCCCAGTACAAGGCTGGCGGGAAGGGCAAGCCGTCCGCCTGCGGAGACGTGAAGGGCGACGACTACGACGCGCTCGTCCTCAACGCGACCCTGGGACATCTCGGGTGGCTCGACGACGACGGCAACTTCGACAAGAACAAGATGCTCGAGAGCACCCTCGACCAGCCCTAGCCGTCAGCCGGAAACGCCAGGGCCCCGGCCGCCATCCTCGGCGGTCGGGGCCTTCGTCGTGCGGGCGGGGACGGCACGCGCCATCCAACGGCCGTCGGTGAGGCACTTCGGCGACATGCGGGGCGCGAGGCCCAGCGACAGCAGCAGCTGGTAGCCCTCGACGGTCTCCGCCTCGTCGTCACCCTGCACCGTGAAACGCAACGCCATACCCGCAGTGTGCCCGGGGTGGCGGGGCAGACGGGGCGGGTTCGGGGAAAGCGAGTGCGGCCCCGCCCGGTTGGGCGGGGCCGTCGTCATCCTCTTCCTCCGCGCTCAGGCGGGACGCCCCTGCCGTCATGTGGGTCCAAGCAGTTGGCCATGAAGTATCCGCCACTGCGGAACTCGACAGAGAACGCATTGGGGTCTGCGCCCAGCTCGTCCACCTGGTCGCGGATCCACTCGGCCAGTTCAGCCTCGAAGTCCTCTAGAAGTTCCTCGGCGTCCGCCCGTTCCACGCCGAGTCCGAGGAGCGCGGCGACAAGTTTCCTCCGAGCTGGCGGGAGGGACTCCAGCGGTTCGTAGGCGGGCCCGCTCATGTGGTGGTCTCCTCGTCCGGGCGCACCGGGCCCGCGCTCGCGTCTGCCCGCTTGCCGGTTGCGTGTCCTTCGGTGGTCCACTGGTCCCAGACGCGGGCCAGTCCTTCCCTACCGCCAGCCCGTTCAAAGCCGATGCGGGCGGCATCGGTTAGTTCGCGTTCGTGCGCCTGGTCATCCGCGTCGAGTACGTCGATGCACCCGGCGCAGACGGTCCCGCCGTACACGGCGTGCGTCTCCGCGCATACCTCGCAGGCGTAATGACCGCAGGCGCTGCAGGCCGCCGCCGCGTCGTCTTCGTCCTCCAGCGTGAACGCTGCACAGTCGATCATTCCGGCAGTCACGCGCTCTTCTCCTCGCTGCTCACCGGGTGCTCCGGGGTGGCCGTCTTGCGGAGGCGTTCGGCCCTCCCCCTGTACCGCTCGTCAGGCTCGATGCCAGCATCCCGCGCCATCTTTCGCACGGTGGCATACGTCCATCCGGACACGCGGGTTACCTCCGTAGGCTTGATCCCTGCACGCAGGGCTGCGAGTACGTAAGCGATCCGTTCGGCCCGAGGCCACCCGGATACGTCGTCCACCTGCGGTACCGCGAGAACCTCGATCCGGTGTGGAGCGTAGCGGCGATTCAGTTCTCCCCAGGTGCGTGGCGTGCCGCCGAAGCTGGCGACGTGCTGCCAGCCGTCTGTCTCGCGGCGGAAGTTCAGGCCGTGCGCGGCAACGATGGATCCGGTGGGCGGCTCCGGAGCCGGATCGGGAGAGACGCCCAGCCTTGCGAACTCCACACTCCACCAGGGCTCCGCCAGGTAGTCAGCAGCCCAAGCAGGCGTTGACCCCATAGGCAGAGAGGAGTTGCAGTCCTGGCAGAGGAGCCCGCGCACCGCCCACTGGCCAACGCTGTCGTCGTGGTCGACGACGAGGAAGCCGTGTCCGGTCTGGCCGGGGACTGTCCCGCAAATCTGACAGGAGCCCTTGGCGTGGCCGATGAGACGGTCGTAGTCGTGGCAGCTCAGGCCATAGATGCGGTGCCCGCAAGGAGAGCGACGCGGCTTGGTGTGCCTGATGTCGGCCGACGTCGTCATGCGCTCTCGCCCTCTTCTTCGGTCGTCTTCTTGGTGATGCCGGGGCCACCAACCTGCTTGGCCTCGCGGGTGGGTTGGGCGTTGCCGGGCCAGCGCAGATGCCAGCGGATGTACTCCCGGATCAGCCGGGTGCGGTTGCGGTCGCCGACGGCTTTACCGAGGGCTTCCCACTCGTCGTCAGGGATGCGCAACGGCCGGAGGGGGGTGTGCTTCTCGGTGTTCTGCTTGGCCATGGGCTCATCGTAGGTGTGTATATGCATGAGTTCCACCATAGGGGTTGCCGTGTATATGCACCATGGGTAGGGTGTGCATATACACAGAACGCCAAGGGGGAACCGTGATCCGCTCGAACCGCAGCCGCCGCGCCACCGTCAAGGCCCGCTCGACGGCCTCCCGACTGGCCGCCTCCTGCAAGCGTCGGCCCCGCAGCATCGCGACGCACTTCATCGCGGCCGGCGTCGACCCCGAGATCGCGGGTGGCGCGGCGTCCGGCATGAAAGCAGCGGCGAAGCGCATCGGCCTCACTCCCGCTCTTGTGGCCCGCACCCGCAAGACCGTGAAGCGCGGCCGGGCCTGGATCACCCGCACCGTCACCCGCTGGACGCGCCGTCAGCTCCCCGCCCTGATCGCCGCGTACTCGCCCAGGAAGGCCGAGTACCGCGCCGCAGTCGCCCGCCTCGCAGCCACCTTCGCTTGACCCTCCTAAGGAGTAGCAGCCATGTCCGGAGCAATGGACCGCATCCGCCGTGAGGCGATGGAGCAGTACGGCGACGCGCCCGCCACCGCCGAGGAGGCGTTGGCTCACGTGTTGAAGGTGTACGCCGACGAGCCGGAGAGCCGCCTCATGGTCGAGGCGACGAACGGCATCTACGGCGACGGCGTCCGCACCGGCCTGACGATGGGCGACCTGCGCGCCCTCGCTGACCGCCTCGGTGGCGACCAGCCGTGATGCGCACTCAGACGTCCGGCCTGTGCCTGCTCCTGTCGCTGCTGTTCGCGGTCTGGATCCTCGCCCCGTACAACGTGCACGCCGTATCCCCGCAGCCCGCCGTCACCGTCACCCACCGCTGAGGAGACCCGATGCCCCGCATGATCGGCCGCCGCTGCCCTGACGGCCCCGGAGGCCGCGACTGCCACTGCTGCGGCCAGCCCCCCGGCCAGCAGCGCAAGACCGCCCGCCGGCGCGTCAAGCGCAGCGAGCGGCAGCAGTGGAAGCGCATCACCCGCCACGCCGGAACCTTCGCCTGAGGAGCGCTTGATGATTACCCGCCAGCAGTCCACGGTCCCCGTCGTCCCTGCCGCCCGCGCCGAGCCCGCCCCGAAGCCCGCCGCCCCGGTCGAGGAGACCGCCGCCGAGATCCGCCGCGCCGATCGCGATTACTGGGTAGACCGGGACTGGGGCGGCGAATACGACGACCCGTCCGACCACTACTACTGCTGACCTCAACGCCGAAAGGGTCCGCCTCCCACCCCGGGAGCGGGCCCTTAGTCGTGCCGTCAGTCGATGTACGAACCGTCGCTGCGGGTGCGGTGGTTCGACCGCAGATGCTTGCACTGCGGGCAGTGCGACATCGCACCCCGCTTGACCATCCAGCTGATCCCGAGCGTCATCAGATGCGCGAACCCGGCCCCCAGGTTCTGGCCCATCCGCGCGAAGCCCGGCTTCGTACACGTGGTGCAGTCTCTACAGCCACCAGCCATCAGAACCCCCCAGCCTGGCGCCCGCTCCCCAGCGTGCGCGGTTCGGGGATGCTATCGCCGACGGCCGCGGGCCTGACGGGTCTTCGAGGCTTTCCGGGCCATACGGGATCGCTGCGGCCACGTCCGGCCGGCGTTGCTGATCCTCGCCGCCTTCGACTCGCTGGCGCCCTTGCGGCGTAGGGCGCGGTACACGGCGAAGCGGCTTCGGTACACGAAACCGGCGCGTCCGCCTCGATCGGAGACCATCTCTACCCCTTCCGTCGGCGCCTTCAATGGTGCGCCTGCGTCTCCTGCTGCGGTAGTGGACTTAGCGACTAATCGATACCCATCTCCTATGATTCAAAGGTGAAGGTGATGTAAGGCTGAAGATTCAACGGTTACGAGGAGCTTGAGATATGGCCGCCGGACCCGCCCCGTACAACCGCAGGAACCCGGCCGAGCGAGCCGAGAAGGCCGCGATCGTCTTCCAGCTCAAGCTCGACGGCCACAGCTTCCGCGCCATCGAAGCAATCACCGCCGCACCCGACGGGCCCACCAGCGGCGAGCGCATCCCGTGGACGACGGCCCGCGACTTGCTGCGCGAGGAGCTCGCCCGCCGCGTCGACCCGAAGATCGACGCCTACCGGACCCTCCACCTCGAACGCCTCGAAGCCGAACTCCTGCGCCTCGACGAGCTGGAGAAGCGCGCCCGGCGGGTACTCGACCGGCATCACATCACCGTCAACAACGGCCGCGTCATCGCCATCGACGGCGAACCCCTCCAAGACGACGGGCCCGTCCTCGCCGCTATCGACCGCCTCATCAAGATCGAAGACGCGCGGCGCAAGAACAACGAATCCCAGCGCAAACTCCTCGGCCTCGACGCCCCCACCAAGGTCGACGCACAGGTCACCGAAGTCACCCAGCAGGACATCGAGCTGCAGGAAATGCTCCGCGACGCCAAGGCGAAGGTGCAGCTGGAAGAGCAGCGCATCATCGACGGCGGCGACACCGGCACGGGCTGACGTGGCGACCGCGGTCCGCGCGCCCGGCTACCTCGAAGGCCTGGACGCCGAGACGTTCGACCTCACCGACTACCTCGCTGGCTTCGACCCCAAGCTCCTCGCCGACTCTGGCGGTCGGCGGGTTCTGACGCGTCTGGATCCACTGCTGTTCGGACTGGTGTACCTGCGGCACCATCTCCGTGACAGCGAAGGGAAGATCACGTTCGGGGATGCGCACCTCGACTGGTGCCGCGCAGCCCGCGCCTGGATCCGGCCGCCCCGCACCCCCGCTACGAACCGGGACGCCTATATCGCTCCCCGCAACATGGGAAAGTCCACGTGGTGGTTCCTGATCCTGCCGATGTGGGCTGCCGCGCACGGCCACGTTCGGTTCGCCGCTGCCTTCGCCTCGTCGGCAACCCAGGCCGAGACGCACCTCTCCACGTTCAAAGGGGAGTTGGACCGTAACGAGCGGCTGCGCGGCGACTTCCCCGACCTGTGCGCACCGGCCAAGCGGCCGTCCGGGGCGAACGTCGCCGACACGCAGTCGATGTTCATCTCCAAGTCGGGGTTCGTGTTCGCGGCCCGCGGCATCGACTCGTCGAACCTCGGTATGAAGGTCGACGAGGTGCGCCCCGACCTCATCCTCTGCGACGACATCGAACCCGACGAGAGCAGCTACAGCCCCGACCAGGCGAAGAAGCGGCGCACCACTCTGATCGACTCGATCCTGCCGCTCAACGTGTACGCGCGGGTCGTCATCTCCGGCACCGTCACCATGCCGGGCAGCATTGTCCACCAGCTGGTGAAGCACGGTCGCGGCGTCGAGACCGCCGAATGGGTGCGGGAGGAAGGGTTTCGCGCCCACTACACGCCGCCGATCGTCAAGCGGGACGACGGCAGCGAGCGGAGCGTCTGGCCGGCGAAGTGGCCGCTGGGCTACCTGAAAGAGATCGAGCACACCCGGTCATTCGCGAAGAACTACGCGAACGACCCGATGGGCGCCGACGGCGATCTGTGGACGCCGGACGACTTCCGCTACCCGGGCGACGAGGGCGTAGACCCGGTCACCCACATGATGCTGTCGATCGACCCTGCCGTCACGGCGAAGCGGTCCAGCGACTTCACGGGCCTGGGGGTGGTGTCGTGGTCGGCCCGGCATCAGCGCTGCACCGTGCACGCCGCGACCGCCGTAAAGATCCAGCCCGGCCCCCTGCTGCGCGACAAGGTGCTCGCCCTCCTCGACGAGTTCCCGCAGATCGGGCTGATCCTGATCGAGGTGAACCAGGGCCAGGACACGTGGCAGGCGATCTTTCACGGCATGCCGGTGAAGGTGAAGACGGTCAACCAGGTCGAGCCCAAGTTCACGCGGGCCGAGGGTGTATTGAACCACTATCAGCGCGGTCGGGTCATCCACGCGCGCAGGCTACGGGAGCTGGAGGAGCAGATGTGCGCGTTCCCGAAGGCCCCGCATGACGACCTCGTGGACTGTGTCGGGTCGGCGGTCCGCCGGTTCATCCCGTCGGCGCCGAAGAAGGCGCCAGCTTCGGCTGGTCGGGCCAGCTACCTCTAGAGCCTGCGATTCGCAGGTAAAGCTGAGCTATCAGGAAAGTATGTATTGCTACTAAGCTCAGCTATCCTTCGAATCATCGGTCGATGGTCGGGAGGGTTGCGTGGACGACGAGCGTGCCGACCTCATGTACGGCATTGAGGAACTCAACGAGGCCCGCCCCGCATACGACCAGGCGCAGACCTACTACGACGGCAAGGTCCCCGAGGTCTTCACGTCGATCCGGATCCGCCGGGCCCTCGCGATCCACGGCATCGACTTCGACCTCAACTTCGCCAAGACGCCGGTGAACGCGGTCACGAACCGGCTGAAGATCGCCTCGATCACGAGTCCCGACGAGGCCACGAACACGTTGATCTCGAAGATCTGGCAGGACAATCAGCTCAACCTGGAGATGCCCGACCTGTTCCGTCGGGCCGGCGAGTTCGGCGACGCGTACCTGATGGTGCTGCCTGTCGAGGACGAAAAGGGCAACGTCGTCCGCGTCGACATGTTCTACAACTCGCCGCAGACCGTGCGCGTGATCTACAGCCAGGACAATCCGCGCCGTAAGGCGTACACGATCAAGAAGTGGTGCGACGGCCCCTACCACCGGGTTGAGCTGCTGTACGACGACCGCATCGAACGCTGGACCACCGGCAAGAACTCGAAGGGCGACAAGCCCGCCGACTGGATGCACTGGCCCGCCGACGACCAAGACCCCGAATCGTGGGTGAGCGACCACGATTGGGGCGAGCAGCCCGTCTTCCACTTCCGCAACGACCGCCCCTACGGATGCCCCGAGCACTACGGCGCCTACGGCCCGCAGAACGCCATCACCAAACTCCAGTCCACCCACATGGGCACCGTCGACTACCAGGGATTCCCGCAGCGATACGCCCTCACCGAAGCCGCCAACACCGACACTTCAGATCTGGAACCCGGCGACTTCGACGACAACGACTGGCCCCTCCCCGAGAAGGGCGTCGGCCCGAAAGACTCCGGCGACGACAGCAGCCTGAAAGCCGGGCCCGGCGAAATGATGCTGCTGAGAGGGTTCAAGTCGGTCGGCCAGTTCGATGCGGCACAGCCTGGCGTGTTCCTGGAGCCGATCAACTTCAACATCCGTGCGATGGCGCAGATCACCGACACGCCCCTGCGGATGTTCGACCCTCAGTCCAGCCGCCAACGCTCCGGCGTCTCCTACCAGGAGGAAGACGGCCCGTTCATCAGCAAGGTCGAAATCCGGCAGACCTCCTACGGAGCCGCTACGCATGAGGCGTTCACCTTCGCCCTGCGCCGCCTCGGCGTCATCGATCCGGTCGTGTCCGTGGACTGGGTGCCGGCGAAGTCGGTCACCGACGCGCAGGGCTGGGAGACCGTCAAGGCGAAGATTGCCGCCGGTGTGCCGCGCAAGCAGGCGCTCATGGAGGCCGGATACCGGGCGGAACAGGTCGACGAGTGGCTGACCGGGGTCGACGACTCCGAGCTGCAGCGCCGCGTCGACGTCCTCGCCAGCCTGGCGGACTCCGCGCAGAAGCTGGGTGCTGCCGCAGCGCTCGGAGTTATCAGCAGCGAGCAAGTGACCGCGCTGCTGTCCGGGACGATCGACGACCTCGAACTCCTCGCCCAGGCGCAGGAGGAGGGCTGATGCCGTACCGCAGCGAGCATCTGGCCCGCCTCGTGCAGGACGAGCACACCGGCCAGGTCATCGACCTCGAGAACCGCATCGTGGGGGAGGCGCTCGGCGACGGCGAGTCCCTGTTCGCCCAGCTGATCCGGCGCACGCTGGCCGCCTGGACCCGCGCCTTCGGCGGCCCCGATGAGCCCGCCGTGCCCGGGGGCGTGCTGCGCCGCATCCTTGCCGCCGTGCGGGCTGCCGTGCGACGCATCCTCGACGGCGTCATCCCGCGGGCCGACACGGCACTCGGCGACAGCCTCGGCGAGGCGCTGACCCTGGGGATACAGCAGGGCGGCGAGTTCCTGCGGGCCGCTACAGGGCGCCGCCGCCGCGCACCAGCCCGACCGCGGCTGAGCCGGACGGTCCGCAACGAAGCCCGCCGCATCGGCGACCTCATCACCCAGCGCCGCGACCGCGCCCTGCAGCTGCTGCAACTGGACCGGGTATCGCGCTGGTCGCACCTGCTGACCGGGATCGGCGCCGGCCACTCCACCTTCTCAGCGATCCGTGCGCACGTCGCCTGGGTCGTCAACACCGCCGTGAACGAGGGCCTGGACGCTGTGATCCGGGCGTCGGCGAAGGTCAGGCTGTGGGTGTCGGAGGCAGACGCCTGCGTTCGATGCTTGGCCTACACGGGCCGCGCCGTGCCTGTGGACGAGCCTTTCCCGGGCGGCCTGTCGTGGGATCCCCGGCAGCGTCACATCGGTGCCGAGGGCATCGACGGGCCGCCCCTGCATGCGCACTGCCGCTGCCGCACCGTCCCCTGGAACGACCGCTGGACGGCGGACGGTATCCCGTTCCCGCTCGCGCTGCAGCGGGAGGCGCACCGGTCCCTCGGCTACGGCACCGCCCGCCCCTCCGAGTCCCGGGCCGCACGGCTGCGCGCTGCGCGCGAACTCCTGCGCACCGAACCCGACCTGCTGCCCGCCGTAGAAGCCCGCGCCCGTACCGCCGTGCGCACCGGCCGCTTCACCCAAGCCGCATAACCCCCGGGCGTCCGTGACGGACGTCGCCAACCCGCCCCCGTGATGGGAGAACACCAGATGGGCATCCAGACCGACACCGCCACCGACGAGCCCGACATCGACGTCGAAGTCGACGAAGAGCCGGACACGGAGCTCGACGCTGAACTCGACGCCGAGCCGGACGAGGCTCCGAAGCCGAAGCCCCCGGCGAAGAAGGACGACCCGAAGCCCGGCGACGACGACTACGAGCCGCCCTCCAAGACCGAATGGGCCCGCACGCAGGCGGCGTTGAAGAAGGCCAACGAGGACGCCAAGCGGCACCGGCTCCGCAACAAGGAGCTCGAGGACAAGGCCCGGGGCGACGAGACCGAGCACGAGAAGGCGCTGCGCGAGGCACGCGAAGAGGGCGAGAAGCGCTACCGGGCGCCGTTGGTGCGCACCGCGGCCCGGTCCGCGCTCGTCGAGGCGGGGGCGCTCGCGTTCCTGCAGGACGAGAAGGAGCCAGACTCACAGGCCGCCCGCGACAAGGGCGAGTCGCGCCTGTCCCGGCTGCTGAAGCTCGTCGACATGGACGGCCTCGACGTCGGCGACGACGGATCCGCGTCCGGCCTGGACGGCGCGATAGACGATCTCCGCCGCGACTACCCGGAGCTGTTCTCCGCTCCCGCCAGAAAGCCGAAGGTCAGGCCCACTGGCGCACCCCGGCCAGCCGCCCCGGAGAAGCCGAAGTCCACGGCCGAGCAGCACGCCGCCCGGCTTCTGGGCAGGGCTTGACCCCAAGAGGTATATTCAGCACCAGGTGAATTGTTCCGGTGATCGGGACAGACCGCCGCCCTGCTTTGCGAAGGCGCCCGTGATGGGGCCCGAGCCCAACAGCTTCCCCATCACGCCGCCCGCAGGAGGGCCACAGTGACGCGCAATACGCTCGAGGCATGGATCCCAGAAGAGTGGGAGACCAGCCGGGTCATCCAGTCCATCACCCAGATCTCCGCCGTTGAGGCGCTCGCCGCCCGCATCACCATGGGCTCCGACACCAAGCACGTCCCCCGCACCGCGGGCATGGGTGTGGACGTGGTCGCCAAGGGCGGCGCCTACGGCGAGGACCTCTCCCTCAACGACGAAGTCCTCCTGACTGCGATCAAGTTCGGCAAGGCCGCGCGTATCGCGGAAGAGGACATCGACGACGCGGTGGCGAACGTCATCGAGGCGAAGATGATCGGCTGGGGCAAGTCCTACGCCAAGATGATCGACAATGCGTCCCTCGCGGTGTCGGCCGCGGCGAACGGCACCACGGTCCCGTTCACGTCGCTGTACCAGCTGCTGAACACGACCGACGCCACCCTCAGCTACACCGGCGGCGCGAACATCACCACCGCCGCCTCCTCGGGCGCCCCCAGCTACTCGGAGTTCTCCACAGCGATCGGCAACGTCGAGTCCGGCGACTATTTCGACCCCGGCAGCATGGTCGCCATCGCCCACCCCGCGTTCCGCAAGAGCCTGCGCGGTGTCGTCGACGGCCAGCAGCGCCCCATCTTCTCCGAGGGTGGCCAGTCCACCCCCGACACCGTCTTCAGCATCCCGATCCGCTGGAGCCTCGGCGCGAAGCTCAACGCGACCGCCACGCCGACCCCGGCTGGCCGCGCCCTCATGGCGTTCGTCAACCCGGAGCTGATGCTCCTCGGCGTCCGCTCCGGCCCCGAGTCGGTGTTCATCGACGGACGCGACGGCCTCAGCGCGCTGACCGACGAGTCGATCCTGAAGATGCGCGCCCGCCGCGGCTGGGCATACGGCCACCCCAACGGCGCGTCCATCCTCGTCGGCTGACCATCCCCCAGTGACCCCGTACCGCTTCCATGGCTGGGCGGTACGGGCCACCGGTAGGAGGTGAGCCATGGCAGCAGCAGCGAAGAAGACCGCCGCCAGTGAGGCGAAGGCCCGCGCCAAGCAGTTCCCCGCGAAGGCGGGCGAGCCCGAGGTTGAGGTCGCCAAGCGGTCCGCTCGCGACGCCGACGGCACCCGGTACGTCAGGGATTTCGTTGTGCTGGCCGCCCGCTGGACCGGTGAGGACTACCAGCACGAGGCGAACCGGTCAGCCCTCGTCGGCGAGGCGATCCAGCGCGGCCTCCACCCGCGCGGCGATGTCGCCTTCGACGGCCAGGAGGGTCACCCCGACGGTGTCTCCCTCGTCCTCACCTACTCGGTGGACACCGTGCCGGCGTCGGTCGACCACCACCCCGAGGACACCATCACGCCCCGCAACGTTATCGAGGGCGAGGCCTGACATGGTCAACGCCTGGGCGACCGCGCAGGACGTCACCGACTCCACGGGAGTCACGGTGACGGACCAGCAGCTTGTCCAGGCGCAGAAAGCTGTGGAGGTCTTCAGCAATCGCATCTTCGGCGACGAGGCGCGCATGCGGACACGGGACCTCTACTGGCTGGGCCAGGCCGTCGCCCATCAAGCAGCGTGGATCGCGGGCCAGTTCGGGCTGGAGACGCGGCTGGATGCCACGCAGATCCAGCAAGACCAGGTCTCGACCACATTGCAGGGCGACGGTCTGGTCCTCGCACCCATGGCGGCCCGCTCTCTGAAGCGGGTGTCGTGGATGCGGTCCAGGACTGTGCACATCCGGTCCGCGGTCGAGGGTGCTGGCCCGATCGTCGGGGATGCTCTCACGGACGGCTCCGACGATCACCTGTACTGGGCGCCGTACCGGGGTGGTGCGTGATGCCCGTCGCGATCGCCACCACCAGCATCGCCATCCTGCGCGGCACCACCACCGACGCGTGGGGTGACGAGCAGGACACCGACACCCCCATCTACACAGGGATTCCGGCGAGCCTGACCGAGCAGTCCCGCCGGGTCACGACCCGCGACGACCCGACCCCGCGCATCGTCCGCTACGCCGTCGCCCGCGTGGCCGCTGGCACGGACGTCACCGACCAGGACCGCATCCGTGACGAGCGCACCGGCGCCGTGTACATCGTCGACGCCGTCTCCTCGATGGCCAACCCAGCACTCACCGCAGACCTACGGCTCGACCTGCGGCGCACCACCTAACCGAACACGGCCACACGCCCGGGGAGACCGGGCAGGCCGGCACGAGACCACCCACCGGAGAGGAGGGCGGCCATGGCACGATCCAGCATGCGGATCGACCCGTCCGCACGCACGCACGTCGACGCCGCCATCAACCGGTGGCTCGACGAGGGCATTGGCCGCGCCATCCTCGGCGACGCCCAGAACTACGTGCACAAGCGCACCGGACGGCTCCGTGACTCGCTGCGCGCCGAGGTCCACGACAAGGTGCTTCGAGTCGGCTCCCTGGACTGCAACTACGCCACGGACGTCGAGATGGGCACCAGCGCCCACGTCATCAGGCCGACGAACAAGAAGGCCTTGTACTGGCCCGGCGCCGACCACCCCGTCGCCAAGGTCAACCACCCCGGCACCCCGCCATTCCCGTACCTCCGTCCGGCACTTTTCCAGCGGAGGACCGCATGAGCCTCCTGCTGCGCGCCAACGCCGAACTCGTCACGATCGCCTGGCTGAAGACCGTCGTCGGCGACCGCGTCGCCATGACCCTCCCCAAAGACAATGCGACGTGGGCGGCGTCTGGGTTCTGCACGATCGACACCGTCGGCGGCAGCCCGAACCTGTACGTCCCGCTGCGCGAGCCCGTCATGTCCGTCGACTGCTGGGCCGTCAACCCCAGCTCGCAGAAGCCGCCGTGGAACAAGGCGTCGACTTTGGCGCAGGCCATTCAGGCTGCCTGCTGGGACCACCGCGGCATCCCGCAGACCGTCACCCTGCCCGCCGGATACCCCGCGGTGCAGGTGCGGTCTGCGTACTGCACCGGAGACCCGCGCCGCATCCCCGACGACCCGTCCTCGTATGCCCGCTACAGCATCCCCGGCCTGGTCATCGCCTGGGTGGAGGTGCTGTCATGAGCCGCTACGCCCTTCAAGGCGCCCTCAGCCGGGACCTCCTGACGTGGAACGGCAAGGTGCTCGTCCACGGCGACCGGGCCGAGATGGAGTTCCTGGTCACCGGAGATGTCCGCGTCATCGACTGCCCCCGGGACATTCCGCCCGAGCAGACCATCGAGATCCGCTTCCACCCAAATTTCGTCTCCGTGACGTGGCCATTGACCAAGGAGCAGTTCCGGTGACCCACACCATCGCTACGACCATGCAGCCCGACAAGCCCATCGAGGTCGACGACGCCGAGTACACCGACCTGATGCGTCAGGGCCTCGTCCTCGTCGACCACACCGAGCAGGCCGCGGCACCCGCCCCGGCCACCAAGAAGGCCGCCCAGCCGGCCACCAGCAAGGAGGGCTGACCCGTGGCGGTCACCGCAACCAACCTCGTCCAGGGCCCGGCAACCCTGTACTCGGGCGCATTCGGCGCCCTCGAGCCCACTGACGCCACCGTCAACACCACCCCCGCGGCCTCCAGTTGGACGGACGTCGGCGGCACCCAGGACGGCGTCAAGCTCACCATCGACCAGTCCTACACGGAGCTGGAGGTCGACCAGGTCGTCGACCGCGTCGGATCCCGCCTGACCAAGCGGGACTTCACCGTCGAGACGAGCATGGCGGAGCCGACCCTGGCGAACCTGTCGCTCGCCCTGAACGGCGGCACCAGCGCCTCGGCCGCAGGCTACGCGAGCTTCGAACCCAGCTTCGCGAGCTCGGCGACGCAGCCCACCTACAAGGCGCTGCTGTTCGACGGTTGGGCCCCGGGCGGCACCTTCAACCGGCGCGTCATCGTCCGCAAGGCCCTGTCCACGGACGCCGTCGAGCTGGCCTACACCAAGGACAAGCAGACCTTGTACGGCGTCAAGTTCTCCGGCCACTACGTGTCCGCGTCCATCGCCCCCATCCACATCGTCGACCAGACCAGCTAGCCGACGCCTGTCCCTGCACGCTTCGAGGAGCACTACCCATGGCATCCACCACACGTCAGAGCACCGCAGCCGCCCGGAAGCGCGCGGTGGCCAAGCCGGCTGTCGGCGGCGATCTGGAATTCGAGCCGATCCGGATCGCCGCCAACGACGAAATCGAAGAGGAGCGCGTCCCCCTCTTCTACATCGGCGACGACGAGTACACGATCCCGAAGAAGATCGCGCCCGGTGTCGCCCTGCAATACCTGAGGGAGGCCCGGACGCACGGCCGCGAAGTAGCCACCGCTCCGCTCCTCGAGCGCGTCCTGGGCGAGGACGCCTACTTGGCGCTGGAGCAGTCGAGGGCGCTCACCGAGGACCAGATGGAGTGGATCGTCGACAAGGTCCTGGAACTGGCCCTGGGGCAGCGAGAGAAGCAAGGGGGAAAAGCCAGGTAGACGACGGCCCGGCGTGGATCCGGCTTCTACGGGACGCAGAGCCGGACTGGGCCCAGCCGGTCGGGGACCGGGTCGAGGAACTCGTCTGGACCCTCGACCACCTGGCCGACCTGGACGCCGACTTCCTCGCTATCTACGGCATTGATCTCGATGAGCACGAGATCAGCGCACCCCGATACTTCGCCCTCGCCCACAGGCTCACCGCCTACCAGGGCGTGATGGCGGCCCGAGTCGAAGAAGAGCAAGACCAGAGCAGCAGCACAACCACCCGCACCAGCAGCACCCAGCCCGCCCAACAGGACCACGGCGGGACGAAGGAAGTCAGCTTGACGGCCTTCCGGGTGATGTTCCCCGGAATTGTGAGCGGAGGAGGGTGACGGGTGGCGGGCTCATTTCGCATAGCCGAGGGATATGTCGAGGTCACGGCCGACGAGTCCGCCTACGACCGCGCCATGGCCCGCCTCAAGTCCAAGGACAACAAGGTCAAGGTCGGCATCGATGTCGACGACCGGGCCGCCCTCGCCAAGCTGGACCGGCTCGCCCGCGAGCGCATCATCACCGCCAGGATCAAGGTGGACGAGTCGGCGATGTCTCGGCTGCGGCTGCGAGACCTTGACGTCACCGTCACGCCGAAGATGAACGACACGGCTCTCAGGCGCGTTCAGGCCCAGCTCGACCGGCTCACCGCCGAGCGCGTCGTCAACATCCGCGCCTCCGTCGACACGCGAGTCGCCGCAGCGGAGATCCGCAACCTGATCCAGCGTCGGCAGGTCCGCATCGGCGTCGACGTCGACACCCGCGTGGCGGCCGATAGTCTCGCCAACCTGACCCGGCGGCGCACCATGACCGTGCAGGCCCGCGCCGACACCGCCGACGCAGCCGCCCGTCTCGCCCTCCTCACCCGCGACCGCACCGTGAACGTCCGCACCCGCCTGCTCGGCAGCCTGGCCGGACTTGCCGGGATTGGGAACAGTGCCAGCGGCTCGGCTGGCGGAGTGGGCATGCTGTCGTCGCGGCTCATGATGCTGACCTCGCTGGCCGTCGGATCGCTGCCGACAATCGCATCGCTAGGCCAGTCGCTGGCCGCGATGGGCCCCGCAGCCGCCGTAGCCGCACCTGCCGTCCTCTCTCTGGGGGCCGCGTTCGCCGCCATCAAGGTCGGCACGTCGGGGATCGGTGACGCGTTCAAGGCGGCATTCGCGCCGGCCGCATCCAGCGCCGGCGCGGCCACCAAGTCCATCCGGCAGGTCGAGAACGCTCAACGCTCCCTAGCCAAGGCTCAGCAGGGCGTGAAGGACGCCGAGGTCGCCGCCGCGGCGGCCCGGGTACAGGCGGCCCGGCAGATCCAGGACGCCCAGCTCAACCTCAAGAACACCGTCTCGGATGTGGCGGACTCCAACCGCAGGGCGGCAGAGCAGGTAGCGCAGGCCGAGCGGGACCTCGCGGACGCGCAGCGTGCAGCACGGCAGGCTCAAGTCGACCTCACCCAGGCCCGTAAGGATGCGGCGCAGGAGCTGGAAGACCTCAACAACCGGCTCGCCGACGCCCAGCTCGACCAGCGGCAGAAGGTCTTGGACCTTCAGGACGCTGAGCAGAACTTGGCCGCGGTCAAGGCGAAGGGCGCCAAGGCCACCCAGGAAGAGATCGACAAGGCGCAGCTCCAGTACGACCGCGCCGTCCAGGCCTTGGAGGAGCAGCAGACCGAGACCACCCGCCTCCAGCAGCAGGCCGCGGACGCTAACAAGGCTGGGGTTGAGGGCAGCAAGACCGTTGCCGACGCCAAGCAGAAGATCTCCGACGCCAACCAGAGCGTCACTGACAAGACGCAGTCCCTGAAGGACGCGGAGATCGAGCAGGCTCGCAACGCGCAGGACGGCCTACAGAAGATCGCCAAAGCCGAGCGGGACCTCGCCGACGCCCGCGACGCTGCCCGTAAGGCTGCCGTCGATGGCGCACGCCAGATCGCCGACGCGCAGGCCGCGGTAGCCGATGCGGCGCGCGCCATGGCCGACGCGCAGACGTCCAGCGCGACAGCAACGAACAAGGTTGCCGACGCCATGGCGAAGCTCGCCCCGAATGCGCGGGCGTTCGTCAACGCGGTCCTCGCCCAGCGTGAAGCCTGGCGCGGGCTGAAGCTCGACGTGCAGAATGCCCTGTTCGCGGGGCTGGGGCAGACGTTCACGACGATGTCGTCGGCCATCCTGCCGTCCCTTACAACCGGGCTGACGGGCACGGCCACGGTCCTGAACGGCATGGCGAAGAACGCCGCGAGCGCGGTCACCGAGCTCGGCAAGACCGGCATGCTGAAGAAGATGTTCTCCGGCCTGAACGACGGGCTGAAGCCGCTGTCGCGGGTGCCTGGTCAGTTCATCAAGGGCCTCGCGCAGGTGTCCATCGCCGCATCCCCGGCGTTCAAGAGGATCACGACGGCGGGCGCAGGGGTCTTCGACCGGTTCTCCCAGCAACTCGACAAGGCGTTCAAGAACGGTCACCTGGAAAAGATCATCGACCAGGCGATCGATATCGCCAAGCAGTTCGGGCACCTGGCCGGGGACATCTTCGGCACCATCGGCAACATCCTGAAGGCCGCCGGGGCTGCGGGCGGTGACGCGCTGGGCGGGATCGGCGCGGTGTTCAAGGAACTCCGCAAGATCACCGCAATGCCGGAAGTACAGAAGGCCCTCACGACCATCTTTGCGGCGATCAACTCCATCGCGAAATTGGTGGCGGGAACTCTCGGCGCGGTCATCCAAGCGGCGCTGCCGCTGCTGGCGGCACTGGCACCCGTCGTCACCGAACTCGCCCAGAAGTTCGGCCCGGTCCTCGCCGACCTCGCCGGGGCGCTGGGCAAAGCCCTGATGCCGATCATCACGGCGCTGCTGCCCGTGGTGAAGGACGTCGGTGGCGTTCTCGTCGGCCTGGTGCAGGCGGTCATGCCGCTGCTGCAGCCCATCGGCAACCTGATCGCCACCGTCGTCAAGGCGATCGCACCGTTCATCAAGACGTTGCTAGACGCGCTGGTTCCGTTCGTCGCCATGCTCGCCAAGGCTCTTGTGCCGATCTTCGCCGCGCTGTTGCCCGTGGTGCAGTTGGTCGGGCAGTTCCTGGGCCAGTTGGCGCCGATCTTCCCGCAGCTGCTGACTGCGCTGACGCCGCTGATCCCGCCGCTCGGCCAACTGATCGTGGCGTTCGTGAACCTGGCGACAATGGCGATCATGCCAATGATGCCGCTCATTGTCGGTCTCGCGCAGCTGCTGGCAGGGGTTCTGGCTGGCGCGATCGGCATTCTGGTCCCGGTGATCACGACGGTGATCGGGTGGCTGACGAACCTGGCCAACGGTGTGGCGTGGGTTCTGAAGGAGATCGTCAAGGGCTTCCAGTGGCTGTACGACGTCCTCGTCGGGCACAGCATCATCCCGGACCTGGTCAAGGCGATCATCGGATGGTTCACGTCGCTGTGGAACGGCACGAAGAAGATCTTTACGGACCTGAAGAACTGGGTCGTGAGCACGTGGAACAGCCTGTGGGATGGCGTCCGCACGAAGTGGAACAGCTTCTGGAGTGGCCTGCGGTCGGCGATCTCCGGGGCGTGGACGACCGTGAAGAACGGCGTGTCCGACCTCAAGAACGGCATCACGAACACGTGGAACAACCTCTGGAACGGGGCCCGCGACAAAATCTCCGGGATCTTCTCCACGATCAACGGAAAGATCAACACGTTCAAGTCGTCAATGAAGACGGCGTTCTCCACGCTGCGGGACAGCCTGGGGACGATCTGGGACGGCGTGAAGTCGAAGATCGCTAGCCCCGTTCGGTTCGTCGTGAACACCGTCTACAACAACGGCATCCGCAAAATGTGGAACAGTATCGCCGGAAAGATCAGCTCAAAGATCACGCTTCCGTCGATCAGCCTCGGCTTCAACCGCGGTGGCGTCGTCCCCGGCAGCGGCAACAAAGACACCGTCCCCGCGATGCTCACCCCTGGCGAGCGCATCCTGTCCAACCAGCAGGTGGCAGCCCTCGGCGGGCATCGGGGCATCGACGCCATGCTCGGCAAGGACCACCCCACCAAGACGGGCGGCAACCCGACCAGCCAGCAGGAACGCAAGCGCCAGCAGGCCACCCCGCACTTCGCGGGCGGTGGGATCATCGGCACCATCGGCAGCGCCATCGGAGGCGCCGTCAGTTCCGCCGCCTCGTGGACGAAAGACCTCGTCCTCGGCGGGCTCAAGGCTGCCGCACAGAAGGCCCTCTCCGCGCTTGTCCGCCCGCTCATCAACCAGATCCCCGGCAGCGGCATCGGCAACCTCATGCGGGGCCTGACGAACAAGGCCGTCGACGGGATGCTCGGCTGGTTCGGCAACGAGGACAAAAAAGCCGTGGGCGGGCCGGCCGTACAGCGCGCGATGTCGTGGGTGAAGACCCAGAACGGGCTGCCCTATCAGTGGGCCGGCAACGGGAACCCCAGCTGGGACTGCAGTGGTCTGATGTCCGCGATTGAGTCCGTGATCCGCGGGGAGCGCCCGCACCGCCGGTGGGCGACCGGCGCGTTCTCCGGGTCGAGCGGCCCGTCTGGGTGGGTGCGGAACCTGAACTCCCCGTTCATGATCGGCATCACGAATGCGGGCGTGGGCCACACCGCGGGCACCATCGGCGGCATGAACGTCGAGTCCAGCGGCGGACGCGGCGTCCACATGGGCAAGAGCGCCCGCGGCTACAACGACGGCCTGTTCACCAGCCGCTGGGGATTCGCACCGGCCGCCAAGTTCGACTCGGGCGGCCTGCTCCAGCCCGGGGCGACGATGTCCGTCAACGCCACCGGCCGCCCCGAGCGGGTCCTGTCAGCGGACCACACGGCCAAGCTCGACGCGATGCTGGCCAGCTCCAGCGCGGGCGGCCCGATCACCATTCAGGCGATCAACATCAGCGGCACCTTCGACTTCTCCAGCCCTGCATCCCGCCGGGCCGCGGCGAACGCCCTCGTCAAGGAGATGAAGGAAGCCATCCGCCTTTCCGACAGGAGCCGCGCCTGATGGGACTCTTCAACTGGGGTGACCTCACCGTCGGCCGCATCCCTCTCCGCGAGACGTTCGTCGCCACCGAGTCCGGCGGCGGCGACGGTCGCGGCCTCGACCTCGAAGGCCAGGAGTCGTACCCGCCCCTCACGCGGGCGCAGGTCATCGCGCGGCATGACGGGATCAACTCCCTGATCCCCGGCCAGGTCATCCCGGTGACCTTCACCGACAAGCCGGAACGTTCCGGCTACTACACGGTGAAGAGCTCTGGGGCGACCTACACCGAATACCTCAACGAAACCGTCACCAGTTCCTGGAAGGTCTCTCTGGACCGGGTCGGATCCGACGCCGAAACGGACCTGCAGAGCAGGCTCACCGGCGCGGTCCGCCTCAACGACTTCGCCCTCGCCGGCGAGCGCTGGCACGCACCGCCGATCGGCCATTACGGCTACTACACCGGCGCCACCAACCCCACCCTCATGACGCGCACCGGCGCCGACGGCACCATTACCGTCTACCGCACCGTCCCCGCCAACACGTCCCCGCGCTGGGGCTGCCTGCCCACCGCCTACCTGGCCGGCCGGGTCCGCGCCACCACGACGGGCGGGCAGGAGGTGTACGGCGTTGACGTCCCCCTCGCCACGACCGGCTGGTCTCTCACCAACGGGCTGATCAACGTCACCTGGTCGGCGACCGGCGGCGGCACCCTCGACGTCCAGACCTACACGGGCGGCGCCTACCAGACGAAGCCATGGGCCGTCTTCGCCAGCTCCACCATCCAGGTCACGGCGTGGGACGGGGCCACCCTGCTGCGGAACGACCCCGAAATGGTGATCCTGCGCCTGATCAAAGGCCTGTCGCCAGGGCGCCTCACCCTCGACCTGACGCTGCGCCGCGGCTCCCGCATCGTCGAGGGGTACATGCAGCGCGGCACCGCCCCCGACCTACTGAAGGTGCAGCTCAACACGGCGGAGGCGTTCGTCGACACGTCCGCGCAGGGCTATCTCACGGCAACCGTCGACGATTCCGACGGGAACCGTTTCGCCTGCGGCAGTGCACGGACATTCATCGCCCCGGCCAACGGCGGCGTCCAGAAGAACACCGCGACCGCAATGGACTTCTGGCTCGGCGTGTCATCCACCGGCGGGGGTGGCGTCACCCTTAACAGCAACCCCGGATTTGAGACGAACCTGACCGGCTGGACCATCAACGGCGGCACTGCGGTACGTGTCACCACCCCAGTCAAGGTCGGTGTCGGCGCTGCTCAGTTCACACCGAACGGTGTCGCTCAGTTCCCGTCGATCGAATCCGCCGGATTCGCCGTCACCGCGGGCACTGCCTACCGGGCCACGGCGTGGATCCGCTGCGCCACCGCCCGAGCGGTCGACTTGAACGTCAACTGGTTCAACAACGCCGCCGCGTATCTGTCGACCAGCACTGTCACGAACACGCTCGTCGCGAACACGTATACCTTCTACGACGGCACTGTCACCGCCCCCGCCAACGCGGTTACCGCAACGGTCTCGCCGACGGTCGCGAACTTCCCGCCCGCCACGGACGTGATCATTTGCGACGAAGTCCGCGTGCGCCTCCCCGTTGCCGCCGGAGACGCCGCCACCGACCTGCGGAACCAGTACCTTGCGGCAATGCCGGAAGCCGTCTACGGAGTCCGGAGGTAGTCGGGTGAGTGTCCAAGAGGTTCTCAAAGCCCTCGGCTCCTGGGAGATCAAACTCCTGCCCGGGACGCCCCGCGACGTCCTCGACGCCCTCGACTACTTCGGCCATGTCGCGATCGCCCCCGGGCGGCTCGACCCGCTCCAGTACGGCGACAACCTCCTCACCACCGCCCGCTACGTCGGCGTCCTCCGCACCAAGACGATCGGCGACGACGGCCGAACCAACGCCCCCCAAGACGATCTCTCCGTCGGCGGCGTCGGCATGGCCATGTGGCTGGGCGACGAAGACGGCAAGGGTGCGGTCTACGAGAACGCCGTCACGCCCGCCAGCGCCAGCTTCGCCACCACGATCAACATGCTGCTCCCCGCGTCCGGGGCGGGCGCCGTCACCGCGGGCACCATCTACTCCGTGGCAGGCCAGTACACAGGCCACCACCAGTACGAATCCCCGCGGTCTGCGATCGGCTACGTGTGCGACACCATGTCGACGACCTCGGTGCCCGTTTCCTGGCGCGTCAACGGAAACGGGACCCTGGATGCCGGCCCGGACAGCAACTTGTTCGTCACCAACCCGACGTGCGTCATCCTCGCCAGCGGCGCCGGCGAGGACATGGCGTTGCGGGCGCTCCCCGGCTCGATGGACGTCACCCGGGACATGGAGGACTACTCCACCCGCGTGGTCCTCCTCGCCGAGGGTGAGGGTTCGAGCATCGCCACGGGTACGGCGGACATCACCCCGGCGACGCCGTACAAGGACATCCACGGCAACGCCCTCAAGCTGACGCGGCTGGTGTCCGAGTCGGACACGGCGACCGGGAACGCCGCGACGCGCGCCCAGCTGGCCTTGTCGCAGTTCATCTCCACCCGCAACGCGCTGACCCTGTCGACCGCCGACTACGACGTCCACGGGTCCTTCCAGGTCGGTGACCGGGTGTGGGTGTACAACCCCGACGCCGGGCTGGTCGATACGACCACGGAGATCACGTTCCGTGGGGGGCGAATCAACCCGCTCAAGCTCCAGGTCACCGAAACGTCGTGGGCGGTCACCAACGCCTACACGGTCGCCTACCGCACCGTGACCGGGGCGTGGATCGATCTCACCCAGTACGTGGAATGGGAGACTGACGGCACCAACACGGTGACCGTCGGCGACTTCTCCCGGCAGCTCGCCAACACTGGCACCGAGCCTGTCGGTAGCAGGCCGAACGCCGACACGTCGATTCCCGGCGTGCCCGTGTTCGTGACCCCGTTCTCCGGCGCCGCTTACCTCGATGGGCGGGGTTTCACCCGGGCGCGGACGATCGTCCAGTGGAACGCGCCCCTGAACATCGACGGCAGCACGGTCTTGGACGGGGATCACTACGAGGTCCGGTATGCCGTCGACACGGACATGATCTATCCGGCGACGTGGTCGCAGGTGTCTCAGATCCGGTGGCAGGACATGCAGCTGTGGAAGCAGCCGTTCGCCGCGCCCACCGGCAAGTGGCTGACGGTGTACGCGGCCTGGGGCGACACCACGGCGCAGCTCACGGACCTTTCGCCGGGGATCGGCTACGACGTCCAGATCCGGGCTGTCGACAAGACGGGCAACACCGGCGCCTGGTCGGGTACGACGACGTTCGTGGCCAGCGCCGACAACATTCCGCCCAGCACTCCGGCTGCCCCGTCGGTGGCCGCGTCACGGATCGCCGTGCAGGTCACCCATACGCTCGGCACGTCGAGCGGCGGCACCTACAACCTCGAAAGCGACCTCCACCATTTGGAGATCCACGTCGACTACGAGCCGACGTTCACGCCCTCGGCGACGACCCTCAAGGCGAAGGTGTCCGCGACGGCGGGCATGATTCAGGCGCAGATTCCCGTCGTCGCCACGGTGCAGGTCGAGGAGGTCAGTACCCGCTACGTGCGGGTCGTAGCTGTCGACATGACGGGCAACAAGTCGGGGCCGTCGGACGCCGCGAGCTCGACGGCCCTGCTCATCGACGACGCGCACATCTCCGACCTGACCGTCTCCAAGGTGACCGCAGGGACGATCAATGCCGACTTCATCGTCGGCGCCCGCATCAAAACCTCCGATACCGGGTCCCGCGTCGAACTCAACTCCGGCGGCATCGCGGCATGGAATGCTGCCGGGGATCAGACCGTCGCCATCGCCGCCGCCGACGGATCCGTGTCCATCGTTGGCCAGCTGAAATCCGGCACGTCCGGGAAGCGCATCGAGATCAACCCGACCAGCACGTTCCTGCCGGAGATCCGCTGGTACGCCAACACGGGCACCGACTACGGCTACATCAACGCCACCTCGTCGGGCACAGACATCAACCTCGGCGTGAACTCGTCGCCCTACGACGACGGCACCGGCACCCAGGTCATCTCACGCGCCTTCCTTACCACCAACAAGGCTGAGTTTGCGGTCATCCGAGCAGATGACCAGTCACGCCGCGGCGGCTATGTGTGGGCGCAACCAGCGTCGCTCTATGCCGGGTTCAACCGCGGCGGGGTGGACGGCGGACGACTTTATGCGGACACGAGTCAACTGACTGTCGATTTCGTCAACGGGGGAAAGTTCTCCGCAATCGCGAATCAGGGATGGATTGGGTTCGATGACGGGACATCAGCCGCAAATAGTCTCGTATTCGACAACGCGGGTAAGACAAGCCACTACGGCAGGTGGACCGACTACATCGACTTCGGGGCGACGCAGGGCCTGATGATGGGCCGCGTCGGATTCTCCGCAACGACCTCCCTGGCTGTCAGCTACGGCACTACGCGGGCGTCGATTACGCGCATGGTGTGCACCGTCGAGGACGACATCGTCCACTCCGACTGCCTCAGCGCCAACTCGACGACCGGTTTTACGTTGACGATCAGCCCTGCCCTGAACGGCGCGGGTGGCATCTATTTCTGGTCATTCCGAGTCTGAAAGGCAGCTGTGGACTTCATCGTCGAATCAGTGGACACCTACTTCCCCAACCCCCACATCGAGTGCTGGGCCGTCGTCATGACCCGCCCCGACGGCTCGAAACACGCCTACGTGTTCCCTAAGTTCACGCTGGAGCAGCGGGCCGCAGAGTACGGCTTCGACCCCGCCGACGTAGAGACGCTGCTCGACATCGTGCTGCACGAGCAGTTCGTCCACTCGCCAGGCGGGGAGATCGAAGACCCGGCAGCCGCGCAGGGCATGCTCTCGCCCGCGCTCGTCTCCAATGGGATGGCCCGAAAAGGGCAGATGGTGCCCACCGACCTGTTCAACGCGCCGACGATCAAGCACGCGCGGGACGCGCACCTCGCGCGGGTCGAGCACGCCAAGAAAACCAAGGGGCGCGTCAGGCCACCGGCGAAGGGGCCCGACCCCCTCGACCAGATCCGCGCCGAACACGCCATCACCAAGGCCGGGCTCGCCTCCAGAGCGCGCGAGGTCGACCTGCATCGGCGGGCACTACGCGGCAAACTCACCGACGCCGAAGCCCGTGAACTGTCCCGCGCCGAAGGGAGCGCCCCCCGTGCCTGATCCGTCCACCACCAGGCTGGCCCTGTACAAGTCCAAGTCGGACGGGTCCGAGCTGGTCAACTACACGCAAGACCTCGGCCAGAACTGGGACAAGGTCGACACGGCCGTCGGCTACCAGGTCGTCACGTCGAGCACCCGCCCGGCGACGCCCTACCCCGGCAAGCCCATCACGCAGTCCGACACGGCGTACTCGACCTACTTCTCCAACGGCACCGCGCCCGCGTCCGCATCCTGGGTCGAGATCCCCAACTCCAGCAGCACGTTCGGCTCCAACCTGAAACTCGCCAGCGGTTCTCAGCTCCTCATCGGCGCCGACACCAACCTCTACCGGTCCGCCGCCAACGTCCTAAAGACCGACGACGCCTTCGTCACAGTCGGCAACGTCACAGTCGGCGGCGACCTGAAGCTTGTCAACGGCACCACCACCTACCGCAACCGACTCGCCGCATCCACGACCGTCGCAAACACCCTGACCGAGACAACGATCGCAACGATGACGATCCCAGCCGCGGACGCAGTCGTCGGAGCGGTCTACCGCATCAAAGCGTGGGGAATCGCCTCCGTGACCGGCACCCCCACGCTGACACTGAGGTCCCGCCTCGGCGGGGTAGCCGGAACCGCCCTGGGATCCAGCACCGGCCGAACCGCCTCATCCGGCGTTACCAACCGCGCCTGGCAGGTCACCGCCGACCTGACATGCCTGACCACCGGCGCGGCCGGAACGTGGTTCGCCAGCCAGGTCACCATCGAATCGATAACCCTCGCCGCCGGACCCCCATTCGTGGCGCCCGGCATGATCCTGGACGGCACCTCCGCGGTGACGGTCGACACCACCGTCGCGCAGGACTTCGTCATCACCGCCACATGGGGCACCGCATCGGCATCCAACACTCTGACGTGCCGGGGCTTCACCGCCGAACGCGTCGCCTAATCCCGAAAGGGCACAGCACTCATGGCCTACCCCCGCTACCTGTTCAACATCGTCAAGGGCTCATACGGATACTCGCTGGACGTCACCCCCAGTGGCGACGCTTCCGACCTCGAAGGCGGCTCGGCGCAGGACGTCATGGAAACCTACGGCCTGGTCGACGACCTCGCCGCTTTCTTCCGAGCCCGCAACGGCGTGGACTCGGTGAACGTACACCGGTACACCGAAGCCGAGACCGAACTCGTCCAGCAGTGAACAGCGGCATCTAGAGAGGAAGTCACATGACAACGTTCGAGGTCATCCTGCTCATCGAGGTCGGCATCATCGCCATCGGGGCGCTCCTCGGCTGGCGGCGACCCTAGCGCTCATCCTCCGGGTACGGCGGCTGCGCGGCCAGATCCGGGCCGCCGGCCACGGGCGCAGGCTCGCAGGCCTCCTGCTGGAGGCGCTCGGCCTCCTCCCGCGCGGCCGTGAGCTGCCGCTCCAGCGCCCCGACCTGCGCACGCAGGAGGAGATTCTCGTCGAAGAGTTCACCACACCGCTTCTGGTAGACGGGGAAGGCGTCCTCGACGCTGATCTGCGTGCCCATCAGGCCACCACCTTGTCTGCGAGTTCGCGGTACCGGTCGAGGAGATCGGTCGCGTTGAGGAACGGATGCTGAGGGAAGAACGACCAGTGGCTGACCAGGGCGTTGCCGCGGAGGATGTTGGGAACGCCCTTGGCTACCGGCTGGTGGATCGTGTGCCAGCTCTCCTCCTCATCGGGGACGAGGACGCCGGGCTGGGGGAGCGCGGCATAGTCCTCGCCGCGGGAGGCGAAGCAGGACACCGAGAACTGGGTGCCGGGCTGGAGCGGGAAGTCCTGGTAGAGGTAGAGCGACTCGACGTCGCCCTGCTCGATCTTCTCGAGCAGCATCTCGTGGAGCTTGACGGCGAACGGCCCGTTGGCCCAGCCGACCGGGTCCATGCAGTACGCGTTGACGGCTCCCCACTCCATCGGGACCTTCCCGCACAGCTGCAGGAAGTGGGAGCAGATCGCGTTGTTGATGATGATCGGGAACACGGCGGTCGGCGCAGGCATATCTATGCGGGCGCGCACAAGGTTCTCAATCGCATCCTCGTGGATGTAGACCACGTCATCATCGAGCCGCAGGTAGATGGTGTCGGGGTCCGTCATCTCCCGATAGGCCAAGCCCGTATACCTCTGTTTTGGCAGCGGGCCCAGGTCGACGCCCTCGGGTCGGTGCTTGAGCTTGAACCAGGGGAACGCCTCGGCGAGTTCGTGGGCGTAGGCGATGTCGTCTTCCTGGCCGGTCGGGTCGGTGTTCATGAACGCCCACACCTCATCGACCAGGCCCCGGGCGACGTCCCGCTGCAGGTACTTGATCAGGATGCTGTAGGTGCGGCGCCGACCGTAGGGCGACCAGGCAATGACGCGCTTGCCGTCGATCATGCGGTTCTCCTCGTCGTGCGGTGTCGTGGCGGCCAGACGCCGGACTCGGCGGTCCATGGCAGGTCGGGGTGCAGCCGGCGGAACAGGGCGACCGTGGCCGCATGGGCGTCGCCGCGCGTGTTGGACAGCTGGCCGGGGTGGACGCGCACGAAATACAGGGGTTGCTCGAGCACCGCGTACCGGCCGAGTCCGACCTTCCAGACGCGGATCCAGAACTCCCAGTCCTCCGCACAGCCGTAGCTCCTGGGCAGGGAAGCCTCAAGGGAGTACCCGCCCACCGTCTCCCACGTCTTCCGCGGGAACAGACCCTTGTCGATCAGCGGCGGCCACACCGCAAAGTCCTCGAGCGTCGCATCCGGCAACGACGCCTGCACCGCGGCCGCCCCGCCGAACTGCTGCGCATAGGGGACGACGAAGTCCAGACCGCCCGCCTCCAAGACTGCGACGCAGCGGGCAATGCAGTCGGGATGCATACGGTCGTCCGCGGAGGCCGTGAACACGGCGTCGCAGCCGTCGGCAAACGCCAGACTTGCCGCGGCGTTGAGGCCGCCAGCCCACCCCGACCGCACCGGGTTGCGCTCGAGACCGCGCCACAGCTCGGGCCGGTCGAGGAGAAACTCGTGGGTACCGTCGTCCGACCAGTCCTCGGCCAGATAGGCGTGCGCCGGGTGCGTCTGAGCCTGAACCGAGGCGAGCATCTCCTCAATCCACGGCCGCGCATTCCGCACGGGGATGATGACGCCGACCTTCACCACTGCTCTCCGATCCAATCGAGGGTGGACCGGACGCCGTCGATCCAGGACGTGGTGGGCTTCCAGCCGCGCACGCCGCTGATGGCCTCGTTGTCGGTGACGACGCGCTGCAAGTCGCCGGGGAGGCGCTCGTCACGGACGACGTCGGGACGGACGCCGGCGTTTGTCTCCCAGGCGCGGAGGAGATCGAGGAGGCTGAGTTCGTTGTCGGAGCCGCCTCCGACGTCGTAGGTGCGACCTTGGTAGGCGTCGAAATTCTCCACGATGTCGACGAGGAGGCGCGCGAAGTCCTCGATATAGAGGACGTCCCTGCTCTGGGTGCCGTCGCCGTGGACGGTGATCTGCTTTCGCCCCCAGAAGGCGCGCAGGAACCACGTCACCCAGCCCGCTTCGGCCGTCCCATCCTGGCCTGGGCCGTACACGGTGGACGGGCGGAGGATGACGTGCGGCAGCCCGTACAGGTCGCCGTACAGGCGCAGGTACTGCTCGCCGACCAGCTTGGACTGCCCGAGCGGGGCGATGAGCCCGTCGGCGCCGGGGTGCACCTTCACGCTGGACGTGAACAGCACCGGGATACCGCCAGCTCGGCGCGCGGCCTCCGCGACATTGAAGGTACCGACCGCGTTGTCGGTGAAGTCGGAGGCGGGGTCGCGGAGGCTGACGCTCGTGGAGCAGGATGCGCCGAGGTGAACGATGACCTCGGGTTCCGTGGCATCGACGATCCGTTGCAAGGTGGGCAGATCGGCGGTGGACAGCTGGTTGCGCTTGTCCACGGCGGTGACGTGGTGACCGCGTTCATGCAGACGGCGGGCGGCATGGCGTCCGATGAAGCCTTCCGAGCCGGTGACAAGGACCCTCATGCCGCCACCCCCGCCGGGGCCGTAAGCGCGTCCTGCCACTGAACGTTGATGGCCTGGAGGATCGACCCAGACGCCTCGCCTCGGGCCGTCATCCCGATCTGCTGCCGCAGCCCGGGATTATCGACGAGGAGCTTGAGGTACTTCCCCCACTGGTGCTCGTGCTTGACGAGGAACCCGTTCTCCCCATGCCGGATCACCCGGCGGTACGGCTCGATGTCCGATGCGATCAGCGGGATGCCGAGCATCGATGACTCCAGCCACTTCGTCGGATACTTCGCCCGGTTGAACGGGATGTCCCGGTACGGCGCCACCCACACGTCCCACTCGCCGACCGCCTGCATGTAGTGCTCGTGCCGCTCCACCCAACCCAAAGCCCCGATCTGCCGGCCGCGGAGACCGAGCGCCATGGCGTGCTCGGGAGCGATGCCGACGATCCGGACCTGGACGCCGCCGGATCGCGGGTACTGCGAGATCCGGTTCAGGGCACGGACGGCCTCGGGCAGCTCGGCGACCGTGGACGACGTGCCGGCCCAGCCGACGGACAGTGGACGGTCCTTCGCCTCGTAGTCGCGGGGCGTGCCCAGGTACTGCGCCGGCAGGCCGTTGGGGACGACCCGGACGTCGGCCGCGTAGTCCCGCAGCACGGCGGCGAGGGGCTCGGAGCAGCAGGTGACGAGGTCGGCGAGCGCCATGTTGTCGGCGAGGCGTTGCAGCATCGCCTTGTCCCAGGTGCGGACGGCGGCCAGGTTGACGGGGTCGAGGTGGAAGTAGTCGTCGTCGAGGTCGAGGACGAGGCGTTTCCCCTCGTCCTTCAATCGCTGCCACATCATGGTCGGCTCAGGCTTGGCAACCCGGCAGCCGACGACCACATCCAGGGCGGGCCAGTCCTTCGGGAGCCGCATCCCGGCGGACACGGCGTGCCCAAGCCATTGCAGGCTCATACCGGGCAGGATCGCTCTATAAAGTGATGACCCCGCCTCGTCAGCCGACCAGAAGTGCACCCTCACGCGGCGACTCCTTCTTCGAAGTTCAGCCGCGCGAACTCGCCCCAGGCTGCGATAGCGGCGCGATCATAGGCGCGAGCGGCCTCCTCTTCCGTGCTGAATCGGCCGAGGTGGCGCGTGCGCTTGTTGACGGTGATCGACGTCGCCCAAGCGCTCCTTGCTTTATCCCAGAACACGCCCTTGTACTGGGAGGTGCCTCGCTTTCCTTTGACTCTGATCTTTCCCTTGTTCGCTTGGTTCTGAGAATCCGTAGCGATGCGAAGGTTGTTCTTGCGGTTGTCGAGGCCGTTGCCGTTGGCGTGGTCAACTTCTTCGCTGGGGCCCGCCCCAGCTATGAGGCGATGCATGTAGACGTACAGCCGCCTTCGGCAAGTCACGGCGTACAGGTTGTCGGGGCAAGTTGGATTGGTCGCGACGACTCGCCAATGAAAGCCGCTGATGAGCGGTACATCTTCGCTGTCGATGAGGATCGTGTGCCCGTCGACGTCGAGTCGCCTCATGCCGCCGCCAGATATCCGGGCAGCCACTGCTCGGCGTAGTAGCGGACGGTGTGGTGGATGCCCTCATCGAGGGGCACGAAGTCCTTGGCGGTCATGCCGATCTGCTGGAGCGTGCTGGTGTCGGACGACACGACCGCGTTCGGCACCTCGCCCGGCCGCATCGGCAGGTGCTTGATCGCGACAGGCTCGCGGCCCGTGTACCGGGTGGCTTCCTCGGCGACGAGGCGCGCGATGTCGTTGACGGTGAGGGACTCCAGCGGCCCGACCTCCACCGGCTTCTCCGTGGGCCCGTTGACGGCGGTGTGCTCGAGCGCGGTGACGAACGCGCGGGCGACGTCGGCGACGTACACGCAGTCGGAGATCTGGGTGCCGTCCCCGTACACCTCGATGGGGGCGCCGGTGAGGGCACGGCAGGTCAGGGCCGGGAGGATCTTCCTCACTCGGCTCGTTCCGTAGGGGGCTGCGATCGACTGACCAGGCCCGTAGGCGTTGACGGGGCGGACGATGGTGACCTTGCCGCCCCGGTAGGCGTTGAACATCCGCGCGTAGTCCTCGGCGCACGTCTTGCTGATCGTGTACGAGCCGGTGCCGAGGTCGCGCATAAACGCGTTCCCTACGCCCGCGTAGACGGCGGGGAGCCCGTACTGGTTGGCCGCCTCGAACACGTTGAGGCTGCCCCGGATGTTGGTGTCGGCGGACGGCCTCGGGTTTCCGATCGTCTCCTGCGTGCCCAGCACGGCGGCAAGGTGGATGATCCCCTCGACGTGCGCGGCGAGTTCCACCACGGACGTCTCGTCGCGGATGTCGCCGAGGAAGAAGGTCTCGCCGGACGCCATCTCGGTGTGGGGGTGGCGGTCGAAGACGACGACCTCGTGGCCGCGCGCGAGGAGCTCCCTGCGCACGTAGGAGCCGATGAAGCCCTGCCCTCCGCTGACTCCGTAGACGCTCATCCGTTGCTCTCCTTGCTGTTGGTGTCGCCGTCGAGGGCCGCGACGACGCGGCTGACTGCCTGAATGACGCCGCGTTCGCGGTCGGTGTGCGGCTGTCCGTCAGCGAGGACGGACGCGCGGTGCAACTGGTCGCATACTGCGCGAACGCGAGCGATGGCCACCTCGGCTGGACCGTCCGCCGCCTGGTGCTTGGCCTTCGCGACGTCGCGGACGGCGATCACGATGGAGTTCGCGAGGACGACGGCGGCGATGATCGCGGTGATGGCGATGGCAGTGTTCACGGCTGCTCCGTTGCGCGGTACAGGTCGCGGGCGTCGGCGGTGAAGTTGTGGCCGCAGGGCCGGAAGCCGAACGCGATGCGGTCTTCGAGGAAGTGCGCCGGGTGATCGTTGCGGACGAGGAGGTCGGTCGGCGTCTGCCCGCAGGTGAGGCAGGATGGCCATGGCGGCAGGAGGAAGCCGTGCCCGGTGGTCTCGCGTCGCCGGATGGCAGCGGCGAGAGGTAGGAGCTGCTCGTAGGTGAGATGCCCCGGCTCCGACTGCTGCTGTTCCTCGCCGAGTTTCGCTGCAACTTCGCGCGCAGCGTCGCCCCGGGAGCGGGCAGCCTCGGCGCGGCGCGCGGCGGCGGCCGATCTTTCTGCGGCGGCCTTGGCCTCTCGGGCGTAACGGCTGGCGGCGATGCTGTTCGCGATACCCGCGATGGTCACCAGGACGAAAAGGATGGACAGAACGAGGTTGGAGATCACGGCGTCTCCAGTCCGATGTGGCCGCAGGCTGGGCAGCGCGCGGGCATGATGCGGCGCATGGCGTCCCAGAAGCGGCGTGCGGCCTCGTCGGGCGTGTAACCGGGCCCGTACTCCAGCTCGCCGGACGAATGGATCGTGACCAGCGGCGTCCGGCCATCCTCGCCGAGGATGGCGATGGTCCGGGGCGGCTCGACGAGTTGGAACGTCTGCCCCGGATCGGAGATGGTCAGCGCTGACGCCTCGTGCGGGCACTGGATCGGCGTGCCCCAGCCGTCGGTGTGGACTTCGCCGCCGCACTCCGGGCGCGGGCACGGGGCGGTCATCGCGAACTCCGGACGGCGGGCGTGTAGTCGATGTGCATCTCGACCGGCTGCGCCAATACGACGAAGGCGAACAGCAGGGACAGCGCTGCGGTGATAGCGGTCATGACGCTCCTGTGCGGGTGCGTGTGCGGGTTGGCGCGGGATTTGAGCGGCAGGGGTGCGCACCCGCACAGGCGACACCCCTGCCCCAGGCCCTCTGAGCAAAGAACCTACGCACAGCTTACCTGTGATTCGTAGGTGATTAACGGGGTTGGGGCTACGATTCCAAGGTAAAGGCCCGTCGTGAGGGGAACCCGCATGGCCACACAGCACAGACGCCTAGGCCGCCACGTCGAACACGACCCCCGGTCCCTCGACTACGCGCACGGCGTCCTGCCGAAGACCGCCGTCAAGTCGGTCGACTGGAGCCGCCGGGCCCCGATCTTCGACCAAGGCCAACTCGGCAGCTGCACCGGAAACGCGGCGGCCGGACTCCTCGGCACCGACAGTGCGGCCCGCACCGGGCTGACCTCGGCGGCGATCGGCGACAGTGTGATGCCCGTCGACGAAGACCTCGCCGTCAAGGTGTACGAGTTGGCCACGCAGCTCGACAGCATCAAGGGCGTCTACCCGCCCGACGACACCGGCTCCAGCGGCATCGGCGCGGCAAAAGCCCTGAAGAAGCTCGGGCTTGCCGCGTCCTACACGCACGCGTTCAGCCTCGCCGCCCTCAAGTCCGCACTCCAGACCGGCCCGGTGATGGTCGGCACGGTCTGGCTGGAGTCGATGTTCGACCCCGACCCGAAGACCGGGTTCGTGCAGGTCGACCGCAGCAGCCAGGTAGCCGGCGGCCACGAGTACGTACTCTCCGCCTACGACGCCACCCGGCAGGCGTTCCGTATCGACAACTCGTGGGGCGACTCCTGGGGAGTCCGCGGATCGGCCTGGCTCACCCAGGCCGACGTCCAGTGGCTTCTCTCCCAGCAGGGCGACGTCACCGTTCCCGCCTGGGTCACCGCACCCGCCCCTCCTCCGGCGCCCACGCCTTCTGCGATTGATCCTCGACTGGTTGAGGTCGTGGGTCTGGTGAATGCGTGGGCGCACGACAACCACGTCCCCACCACGAAGGGGCAGTGACGGCATGACCACCTTCCACGCCGCGATCGTCCACCCCGACCAGACCGTCACCTACTGCGGTGAAGTCGACCAGGACCACGTCGACACCGTCCGGGCGCTCGCTGCCATCGAGGACGTGCCGCGCTTCGTCAAGGAACACCCTCGGACACCGGGCGCGTTCTTCGTCCTGCGCGAGGACGGCGACCTCGACCAGTACCAGCCCACCGACGCCGAGCCGTTCGTGCCCCGGCTCGCCGACCCGTCGCCCCTCGCCGCCCTACCCGAGCAGACGCTCACAGCCACGACAACCAGCGGAACCGTCTGGATCCCCGGCGCCATCCGCCTCGGCAGCGGCACCATCGGCGGCGCCATGGACCACCCGGAAAACCCGCCCCGCGTCGTCGAGCACACCACCGAATCCCCGGCAGGCGGCTCCTACCTGGAATCCGTCGGCTCCTACCTGCGCCAGGTCGCATCCGAGCCGCAGCTCATCTACTGCCCGGTCACCGACCGCGTCGGGCAGTTCGGGCCGCTCAACCAGTCCGCTCGCGCCCTCAAGAACGACGGAACCCGGCGCACCAACCGCGAAGGCCGCGTCTGTATCCAATGGGAAGTCCTCGGCCGGGCAGCCCAGCCGTGGACCAACGGATGGGATCCGTCGAAGAAGCCTGGATACCAGAAGCTCCTTGCCGCGGCCGACTCGTGGGGGGTGCCCCGCGTGTGGCCGGCGGGCGCACCGCCGGTCTACCCGGGCGGCTTGCACCCGCGGTCCCGGGCCGTGTGGCAGGGCGACGGCGGCTACTTCGCGCACGCCGACGTTCCCGGCAACGACCACGGCGACCCGGGCGCGATCGACATCGCCAAGGTGCCAGGGAAGGTCCCCGCTCCCACCCCGCCGAAGCCGCCTGTCACGGTGAAGCCGAAGGTCTCCCTTGCGCACGTCGTGTACGCCGCCCGCCACGACCCGGCTGCGGCGCAGGGCCACACCTCGTACAAGGCCGAAGTCCTGCTCGTCGAGAAGGCGCTGCACGCCGAGGGCCTCCTGGCGACGCAGTACGTCGACGGCTCCTTCGGCACGAAGACCGTCAGCGCCTACGCCGCCCTCCAGCGCCGCTACGACTACTCCGGAGCTGCCGCCGACGGCATCCCCGGCAAAGCCTCCCTCACCCGGCTCGGCTCCAAGCACGGCTTCACCGTCACCGACTGACCCAACCCGAGAAGGAACCCGCCATGAACGTCAACCTCGACTCCGCCTACTGGCTGGGCCTCGCGATAAGCGTCGTCCTGCCCGTCCTCGTCGGCCTCGTCACCACCCGCGTCACGTCCGCCGGCGTCAAGGCCGTGCTGCTCCTGGCGCTCACCGCGGCGAACGGCTTCCTCGTCGAGCTCGCCGGCCCGCACCCCGACGGCTGGAGCCTCGGCACCGCGATCGTCCTGACGCTCGTCTCCTTCGGCACCGCCGTCCTCAGCCACTTCGGCCTGTGGAAGCCGACCGGCGTCAGCGGCAAGGCGCAGGACAGCCTCATAACCGCCGGCCCCCGTACTGCTCAGGGCGCCTGAGTCTGCCCACCTTGCGCGACCGGGAGGGCGCCACATGGATGCCGCCACGGTCACGGCCATAGGCGTTCTCGGTAGCGCCCTGGTGGCCGGACTGGCAGCCATGTACGGCTCCCGGATCGCCGGGCGGACCCAGCGGGAGGGCACCGCAGTGACCGGCTTCAATTCGCTCACGGACCAGCTCCAGGAAGAACGTGCGGACTTCCGCAAGGAGCTGGCTACCGTGCGCGCCGAACTCGCGGCAGAACGGCTTGAGACGGCGCGCCTCCGCCTACTGGTGACACAGCTCGGGGGTTCGCCGTGACCCGGGCCGAGCGGGCGTTCGCTCGCCGCCGCCACCTACTGTGGATAGTCGCCGCCTTGCTCGCTCTGACGGGCGCGGTGCTCCTGGTCTATGTGCGCGTCCAGACCGAAGCGACCCGCGCCGACCAGCTCGCCACCGAAGCCGACCTCCGCGGCAACGCAGTCAGCACGCTCGCCGGGGACGTGCGGGCCCTGAGGGAGCAGGTCAAGGCGAAGGGCGGCACCCCGGTGGCTCCGGACCCGACCAAGGCCGTCAGAAACTTGCCCGACCGTGCCGAAGTTCCCGTGCCTATCCCCGGACCGCCCGGCCCGAAGGGCGACAAGGGCGACACCGGCAAGGCTGCGCCCACGATCACGCCGTCGCCTGGAGTGTCCGGGGCGCCTGGCTCGGCCGGCTCCAACGGCATCGCCGGACCCCAAGGCCCTCAGGGCGTTCAGGGCGACCCCGGAGTTGCCGGACCCCAGGGCGAGCAGGGGCCGCAGGGCGACCGCGGCGCCACCGGCCCGGCACCGTCCGGCTGGACGTACACCGACGGGACCGGCACCACCTACGAGTGCACACCCGACGGCGACGGGTCCACCCACTACACCTGCCGCACGACCAGCTCGGGCAGCAGTACGCCCACACCCCAGGGCCGCGGCCTCCTTGGTGCGGCGCTGCTCACCATGACCGCCAGATACCGGAAGCTGTGAGGGGACCGCATGGACGATGAAGACCCGCCGCCGTTCTGGCTGTCGCCGTGGCCGTTCCTCGAACCGCCACCCTGGCCCGTGGTCGATGACGAGACCGAGTGACGACGCCCCTCCTCCGGGAGGGGCGCTTCTTCTTGTCCGGAAGCCCATCCCAGCTGACCTCACCCCGGATACACTCTTCATATCCCGTGCGACAAAAGGGTATTGACGCGGCATCAAGGAGAGATGTGGACGGGTCCGTAGAAAAGCTCAGCCGAGGAGTGCCGGAGGAGATCCGGACCGCATGGGCGGCCCGTCACGGCGAAGCGGCCGCCGAACGGCTCGCGGCCGCCGAAGACTTCGCCGACGCCATCAAAGAGGCGACCACCCCGCCCAACACGACCGACACCTACAGCAAGGGCTGGAAGGTGTGGCAGCGCTTCTGTGTCGAGCAGGGCCTCCCGGAGACGGAAGGATCCCGCGGCGCGCTCGTCGCCTACGTCGCCTGGATGCTCGACCGTGGCCGCGCAACCCCCAGCCGCGACGGCGGCCGCGGATACGCGCCCACCTCCGCCCACTCCCACCTCACCGCCGCCATCGTCGGCCTACGCGAGCGCGGCCGCCCCGTAACCAAGGACGCCCACTCCGAAGCACGCGCCCGGCTGGAAGGCATCGCCACCCAGCTGGCCAAGGCCGGAGAGCGACGCGGCCGCGGGAAGGCCGCGGCCGCCGACCTCGACAGCCTGCACCGCATCGCAGCCGCCTGTGACGACAGCCCCACCGGCCGACGCGACCTCTCCCTGATCCTGACCGGCTTCCACTTCGCCTCCCGCGCCTCGGAGATCTCCGGCCTACTCCTCGCCGACATCACCGTCCACGCCCGCGGCATCAAGGTCGCCGTCGTCACTGGCAAGACGAAGCGGTCCGTGCGCACCGTCGCCATCCCGTACAACATCGACGAGCCGGAGATCTGCGCCGTTCGCGCCTGGCAGCAATGGCGCGAGGTCTACGGGCGCACCGAGTTGACGGCGGCCGCCTTCCCTCAGATCGACCGCTGGGGGCACATCGGCGGAGCGATGGCGCCCGACTCCGTCACCAACGCGGTCGCCCGCGTCGCCCAACGATCCGGCGTGCCGATCCGCTGGACAGGCCACTCGCTGCGCTCCGGGCTCGCCACAGAGGGCCGCAAGAACGGGAAGGACCCGGTGAACATCGCCAAGCAGGGTGGCTGGGCTCCAGGCAGCAAAGCCATGCTCGGCTACATGCAGCTCGCCGACGAATGGGACGACAACGCGGCCGCCGGGCTGCGTCGGGGTGGAACCCCATAGCCGCTCCAGCTTGCCCCAAAATTCGAACACGCGCTCTAATCGATCCATGGGCCACTACAAGGTCGACTACCTCACCGCCACCCAGGAGCGCATCCTCCGCTGCATCCGCCAGGCCATCGCCGACCAGGGCGAGGCGCCGACCGTGCAGGAGATCGGGGAGCGGGTCGGCATGCGCAGCCGCGCGTCCGTCCACTACCAGCTGGGCGAGCTGGAGGCGAAGCACGCGATCGTCCGGGAGCCGGGCCGGCGCCGCGGGATCAGGCTGGCGTGAGGGTCTGCCATCCTGGAGACGTGACCGAGGAGGAAGCGCGCGAGGCGTACCTGTACCCGAGTGGCGATGCAGGGCTGGTGGTCCAACGAGAAGACGGCCCGCCGCCAGTTCTCCACCTGGATCGGCGAGCGCGGCAGCATGCCCGGCGTCCGCATCGTCCTCGTCGACGAGCTGGAGCAGCGGGTCCTCGCGTCCTGGCCCGACGAGGCGGACGGCCTGGCAGACTGATACTGCCCCTCGGTCGTCATCCCCCGTCGCCGAGGGGCGCCCTCGTTGTCAGTGGCGGCCCGTAGCATGGTCACATCTATCCGCGTTGCATGGCTGCACGCGCTCGCCCCGTCTCTCCGAGTGATGCCGGAGAGGCGGGGCTTCTTCTTGCGAACAGGCCCCTGACCAGGGGAAGTTGGGTAAAATGATGCCACGAGTGAGCCCCCGAATGCTGTGAACATTCGAGGGCTCTGCGATCACCTAATTGGGAGGTGTCGCGTGGCAGAGCGTATCTGCTCCATGCGGGATTGCGGCAAGAAGCATCGAGGTCGAGGACTGTGCGCGGCGCACCTCGCGAAGGCGCGCCGCGAGGGTACGCTCGCGGCGCGTCAGCCGACCTTCGAAGCTGTCGCCAGGCATTCCCTGACGAGCATCGACAAGGAGAACGGCACGGCGGACTGTGCGGTATGTGGGCCCAACGCGTCCATACGGGTACGCAACGACAAGCGTCGGCCGGTCGAGTGCAAGGGTGCGAGGGCCATCCGGAGGAGGCGGAACTGGCGGTCTGTTGCGTATGGACTCACCTTCGACGAGTTCAGCGAGATGCTGAAGCAACAAGACGGCCGCTGTGCGATCTGTGGCGATCAGCCCGAGAAGCTTGACGTCGACCACGACCATGACACGGGGAAGGTTCGCGCCCTCCTGTGCCCTCCCTGCAATAGGGGCCTCGGTCAATTCCGCGACCGTATCGGCGTAGTCCTTGCCGCTGTCGCCTATCTTGAGCTGCACTCGTCTGTGAGCTGAACCATCAACACCGTCCGGCTACCCCGAGGCGGGGCGCTCGACTTGGAGGACCCGTGGACGAGCTGGTGCAGTTCCTGCGCGACCGGCTGGACGAGGACTTCGAAGCGGTGCGAGTGGTGCTCGGAGTCAACGTTATGGCCGCCATCCGGGGCGGGAAGCCCGTACCCCGCTGGGTCCCCAGCCCTAAAGGTGATGCAGGGGTCTGGGACACGGACGGCGTGCCTCGGGTCAAGTTCGTGTGGGCGCGAGAGCGGGACCACATCATTCGCTACGACCCAGCCCGCGTCCTTGCCGAGGCCGAAGCCAAGCGGCGGATCGTCGACCTTGCGGCTGGCATGCTCACCGCCGCGAAGGGCGACTCGGAGGTCGATCACTACGGCGGCCTCGACTTGGCGGAGGAAACCCTCCTGCTGCTTGCCCGTCCGTTCCGCGATCACCCGGACTTCGATCCGGCCTGGCTGGAGGGCTAGGCGGCCGTCTCGTACCTGACGTGCGTCTTGAGCCCAAGCTCAACGTCCATCCGCCGCAGCCCGGCCTGCTCGGCGAACGCGCCGACCGCCTCATGTACGGCGCGCGCCGTCTCCACGGTCAGCCGCCCGTCCTGGATCTCAGCCCAGGCGGTGCGTTCCAGCGCGATCAGATCGTCGGGAAATTCGATAGATGCCACCGGGAGATCTTAGGCCGCCTCGACGACCTCGCCGCGTATCGCCGCCTCCCACCGCAGCACGAGCCCCTCATACTCGGCCCGCTCGGCGTCCGTCAGCTGCCTACGCGTCCGCTCCAGCAGCGCACGGATCTGCGCGTTCAGCTCATCAGCCGAGCACGCGTCGCCATCCGACGGGGGAGTGGGGGGCATGTCCCCGATCTTACTGGCGGGGTCTGTCAGCGGTCAGCCCTCTGTCGCGGGCGGCTGCCGTGCCACGAACGAGCCGAGGCCCGGCTCCGTATAGATGAGCCCCTCGTCACGCAGCCCGCGGTGCACCTTCTGTGCGGTCGCCTGCGCGATCCCGAACTCGGTAGCCAGCTGGATGACCGACGGGACGCGAGCGCGAGGCGGGTACGTGCCATCGGCGATCCGCTCCCGGATCACGTCCGCCACCTGCTTCCACCTGGGCACATCCGCCTCGAATTCGATCACACCGCCAACGTGACACGCCATCCCATGCCACGCGAGATGTCGCATACGTGGTACGGCATAGCATGCTATGTCTAAGCTGCTGAAACGAAGCCCCCGCGACCACGCACGGCCGGGGAACCAGCCGGTGAGCGGAGCGTCGACGTGGACGAGCGTAGAGAACCCCCACCCAAGCCCGTAACCCGCCCGCCGGTCATAGCCTCGGTCGCCGGGAAGCTCTCCCCGCTGCAGCAGGCCTACAGCCGCTACGTCACCCACACCACGAACTGCGACGTCTGCCGGGACATCGACCGCGGCCAGTGCGAAGAGTCCACGCGGCTGTGGGGCGCGTACCGCGCCCAGGGCGACGAGGCGTACCGGCGGCTGTCCAGCGAGACCCCCTGACCGCCGTTGTCCTGGACCTTGAACTTGCCTGTCAGGTAAGCCGTGGCCACCGCCTGACCTGCGGTAACAGAAACGTGCGGGGTGCACGCAGGTCGCACACAAATATGCAGCGCCCACGCTTCCATTGAGGCCTAACGTGCTGTTGACTCTGGTTCAGTCGCACGGTCAACCGTTGCCGGGCGTAAACCGTTTAGCCGTGAAGGAGGTCGGTGACGTGCAGCCTCAGTGCTTCGGCAACCAGCAGCAGGTGGCTGAGTTTCATCTCGCTGCCGGCTTCCATGCGCTGGATCGTCGACCGGTCGACGCCGCTGGTGTAGGCGAGGGTCTCCTGCGTCATGTTCTGGTGCAGCCGGCGTATGCGGATGCGGTCGCCGGTGGCTCGGCGGGCGTCGAGGACCCACTCGGGCTGATCGGCTGGCACGCGACCAACCTCTTACCGATCATGATCATAAGTCAGCAGCAGATTTGAGGCATTAAAAGATCTTGCCTTCGTCTGCGACGGACCGTCAGCTCCCCGCCGTAGAGCAGGAGTAGGAGCCGCTCCACAGGGGCGGCGCCTCAGCTACACAACGTGCGAGCCCTGCGACGCTCTGGCATATGCCGCAGGGCTCGGGGTAGTGTTCTGGATTCGAACGCCCGTTCCCCCGAAAGGGTGAACAACTCCCCACACGCGCATCCCGTTGAGCAAGCCGGGAACTAGCGCCTCACCCCCACAGACCCCCGACCACGCACCGCCAGCGGGAGACGGCACATGGACCGACAGCAGATCCTCGACCTCTACGAGTGGGAGCCAGGGGTCTGCTTCCGGCATCCCTCCAAAGGCGAGGTGCCGACGGCCCACGTCGAAACGATCCGCCCGCCGGCAGGAGGGCTGCAGGACGTTCGAGCTTGCAGCGAGTGCGTAGTCGACATGGAGGCGCACCGTCAGGCGACCGCCCTGCGCCACGGCGAGCCCTACTCCCCGGGACACCTGGCAGACTCGCAGGATGGGCAACAGGCCTGACCGGAGGGCCGGTAGGGGTGGATTTCCGGGGAGCGTCTGGGGAGAATGGGCGGCGGGGGAGCGCTCGGGGGGCGCCAGGTTACTCGGTACCGTTCGACTGTGTTCCGCTAAGTTCTCCAGTGCTTCGCTGGTCAGCGGGGTGACGGAGACTCACCGAGCCAAAGCCCCAAGTCACGCTCCCTGGCGATGACATATGGAGAACATCTGGCTCCGTACCAAGAGGTACAACGCCTCCGGGAACGTCGTCTCCGGTACGGGCGGGGTCTGCTATCTGTACTTCCCGTCGAGCCTTTCCCCAGGTCAGAAGCGTGCGCTGGGCCTCGTAGGGATTCGCTGAACATGACATGAGGGCCGTTCCCGTGGTGCGGGAGCGGCCCTCACTTGCATGATCCAACTCGCGCGGGGAGCGCCTGGGGAGATCTTTTAGGAAGATCCCTCGAACCAGTTCTGCATCGCCGTGCGGCCCCGCCCGTCCGCCTCCGGCATCATGTGCGCGTAGATCCTCAGCGTGATCGACGCGTTCTCGTGCCCCAGCCACTGAGAGACTGCCACGATCGGCTCCCGCGCATCCAGCTGCACCGACGCGAACGTGTGCCGTAGGGCATGGAAGCCGTTCTCCCGGCTCTCCGCGTAAGTCTTCACCGTGCGGGTCACGCCGGGGCGCGACCGGACCGGCTGCTTCGTTACCTCAGGCGGCCCGATGACGCCCGCCCCCGAAAGGGCCGGCTTCCAGATGCGCGTGTCCCAGGCGTCTCGGCGCATCCCGCCCCCGTTCGGTCCGGGAAGGATGAGCGCGTGCTCCCGCGGCTCCCGCAGCTCCTTCTCGCGCTCCGTCTCGCCCGGGGCGGGGTTCGACCATGGCAGCTTCACCAACTGCGCGGGCCGTGCAGCCAGATGATCCGAAATACGCTTCAGGAGATACGAGGGCACCGGCACGTCCCGCGTCTTCTGCCCCTTCGGCAGCGCGTAGCAGAGCTTGGACCCGACCTTCTTGATCTGCCGCCTGACGTGGATCCGCTCGTTCTCCTCGTCGATGTCCTCCAGGGCGAGCCCGAAGACCTCGCCCGCCCTCAGGCCGGCCCCGACGCCGATGTCGACGGCGATCTGGAACCGCGGGTCCATCGCCTTCTGAACGTCGAGTACCCGCTCCTTGCTCCAGGCGCGCGGCTTCGGTGACGGCCGCGAGGGAGGCCGCACCGACTGCTGGGAACGGCAGTAGTTCTTGGTGATCCGTTCGTCATCGACTGCCGACTGCAGGATCGAAGCCAGGTAGTGCCAGGCCTCGTTGACCGTCCCCGGGCCGACGCCGCCTTTGAGCTCGGCGAGCCAGCGTTTCAGCTGGGGCGTCTTGACCGCGTTCAGCTGCAGGTTGCCGAGGTGCGGGATGACGTGCGTCCAGACCCGGCTGTGCACCGTGTTCGCCGTCGCCGGGTCGTCGTAGCCTTTGTTCGGCCACCACTCCTCCTCGATGTAGTCCCGGAGGAGGATTTCGCCGCGGCGCGGATCGATGAACTCCCCTGCCGACGCCTGATGCTGGGCCTTCGCCAGCCAGGCCTTTGCCCCCTTCGCGCCCGTCAGGTTGTCGAAGGAGCGGGCCCGGACGCCGGGGATTCCGGCGACCTTGTAGCGCTTGCCCTGGCCGTTGCGGTCGGTGGGCAGGCTTCGCTTCCCGTCGGGGCCCTTCTTGTACCAGCGGTCTTCGATGTATCCGGGCATGCGGTGTCCACTTCGTGGTTCGCGTCAGGCGGCGCGGCTGTCGGGCGAGTCCATGGTGATGATCTCCCCGTGCCACAGTTGGAACCACTGTCCGCCGGCCAGGAAGCGCTCGGTGGCGAGGTTCAGGGCGCGAACGAATTCTTCCGTTGTAGCGCTGGTTGAGACGTGAACCTTGACGAGTCCGCACGATTCACGGACCTCTACGCACCGGACGCGATCTATCTTGTCGTCGGGTTCGTACTCGACGGTGAGCGGGCTCTCGGGGGAGTCGGCGCTGATGATCTGGCCTCGCCAGATCTGGAACCAGCCGCAGTGGGCGAGGAACGCCTTGAGCGTGGCGTTGAGGGCCCCGGTGTACTGCTCTGCCGGGGCGTCCGGATTGATCTTGACGCTGATGTGTCCGCGGGATTCGCGGATTTCGACGATCCGGCCTGGGTCGAGGTCTCTGGTTGCTTCGTAGACGACGCGCAGCATGCACCCTCCCGGTGTCACGGTACGCGTGGGCGCAATGCGCCGGACGCGCACGGTTGTGGAAGGGTACGCCGAGTGAGCAGGCGTCGACAATCAGTTGAAGAGAATGTCTACTTGGGGACTTTTTCGGTCAACCTGCTACGCGGGACGCGACGCCGCCGCTACTCGTTGTCGTTCCGCGCGCGCTCGTCGGCTTCGATCATCGCGCGCCAACGCCGCAGCTCAGGCTCAGACATGCCCGCCAGGTGGCCCACGATGATGCGAACGTTGTCGTTGTAGCCCGCAAGTTCCGTGGCCTCGTATTCCAGCCACTGCGATGCTGCGGCGGCCTTGAGGCGCCGCTCGCTCACATTGAGGGCCCTGGAGAGGGCCTTGATCTGCTTGGGGCTGGGGGAGTTCGCCGGCGGGTTGGCGACGAGCCGTTGAAGGTAGGGCTTGGACAGCCTGGTGCCGGACTCGGGGTCGACGGCACGCTCGGACATCTTCTGGTAGGAGAGGCCTCGGTCGTTCGCGTCCTGGATGAGCTGCGAGAGCGCACCCCGGGGACTCGGCTCGTCCGTACCGGTTGCCCGGTCGGGGGCCGCTGCCGTCATGTCCTCTTCCTCTCGGGTCACGTCAGATACCGACTGTCTCTGTAGATACGTGCGGGCGCCCGAAAATTACCAGGTCAGTCAGTACAACCTTCCCGGATCCGAGACAGTTCGTCTACAAGTCGATGCTATCCAGCCAAGACTCCTGCCGATACTCGACCCCCGGTCGTCTCGGATCTGTAGACGAAACGGCTCCACTGTGCTTTGCTGTGTTAGGCAAACACACCGCACCACTCGGGGGCATTGTGAGCCGACATGCAAGCCGACGCTGGACCCTACGGAGCGTCCAGCTTCTCAAGCACTACATGGAATTTCCGGGCCGAGGGAAGCCCTTCTCGGTCCGCGGTCTGGCTGAAGAGTCAGGGGTTGGTCAGGGCGTCATAGAGAAGCTCCTGACCGGCAGGCAAGGCAACGCTGACGTCGATGACGCAACAGCCCTCGCGGAGGCCGTCGGTAGCGCGATCTTCCCCCTTTTCGCGCCCCCGCCGTCTCCGGAACTGAACCAAACGTCTCGTCCCCCCACCCCCATCAGTGAGGAATAGACCAATGCCGAACAAGCCCAAGCCCCCGCCGAAGGGCTGGCTCTGGAGTGAAGACGCCGCCGACTACCTGGGCGTCCACGTCGTCACCCTCTACCGCTGGCGACGCGACGCCATCGGACCGGAAAGCAAGCGCCACGGCGCCCGCCGCTACCGCTACAAGATCAGCGAACTCGACGCCTGGATGAACGGCGACCACGCCGGCGCCAGCGAGATGAGCCACAGCGCCGCCTAACGGCCGCGGCCCCAACCGCCGGTTCGCACACCGACAGCCGGGGCCACCGCGGCTCACGCCGCGCGATCCACCCACGGAATCTGAGAGAGAACAGGAGTGGACCTTGTCCACATACTCGCACGATCGCCTAGCTCGCGAACGCGAGAACATCCGTACCGGTCTGGAGCGCCACGTCTACGTCCTGGAGTTCACCAGCGGGACGGTCAAGGTTGGGCAGACCGGGAACCCGGCGAACCGCTTCAAGGAACACGGACACGCCGCGCAGGCTCACGGGCACTCCGTGATCCGGTCCTGGACGTCCGTACCCTGCACCGAATTCAAGGCGAACGAAGACGCGCTGATCGCCTTCTGTGCGGAGCGCTGGACCTCAGCGGTGGGGCGCGAAGCCTTTGAAGCGGCCGACTTCGACGCCATCGTCGAATACGCCCAGGGTCTTCCGTACACCCGGGTCACCGAGTCCGAACTCGACGTGCGCCAGGACCGCTATCGCGCAGTGGCTGCACAGCTCCGCGCCGGTCGCGAGCACCGCGTCGCCATGGACCGGCTGGGCGAACTGACCGACCGAGCGAAGCTCGTCAGCTCCCTCGCCAACGACAGCAACCGGTGGGCCGCCAGCGACGCCCTCTTCGACCTGGCCAAGGAAGCCGTGTCGATGGAGCCGGCCGCGTGGGCCGTGGAAGACCCTACGGCGGCCGAACGCTACCTGGCCACCCGTGGCGCGGCAGTCGGGCTGGCACGGAGGAACGCTGCGGAGTTTGAGCTGAACTACCGCACGCTCTACCTGATCACTCACCGCACGGAGGCCGAGTCCTTCGAGGACATCGCCCGCTTCTGCGACAACGCTACGGCCGACCCCACCCAGCTCGGTCTTGGGGAGGCGTCGTGATCACGATGAACCTTCCCGACGTCCCGATGTCGGATCACGTCGCTGCCCGCACTGGCGGCCAGCTCCCGCTCCGCGTCTTGCACGCGGTCGAGGAGGCCCGTGTCGCCGTCGAGGACGTTCGCCGCTTCCGGGCCCCGCTGTACCGCGAGGACCGGGAGGACGCGCTGGCCCGTGTCGCCGCCGCGAACAAGGTGCTCGCCGCCTGCAACCCGGGGCTCATCGTCCGGATCGGAGATGCGGCATGAGCGCCGAGCCGATCATCGACCTGGCCACGGCCGTGGAGGTCATGGGCGCCCTGCCGATGCCCGCCGGGCCTGCGCCCGCCAAGCCCCGCTGGCAGCAGCTCCGCACGGACCTGATCCGCACGTTCTCGGCCTACATGCCGGTGACGGGCGCGACCGCGGCAACCGACGTGCTGGACGCGCTGATCGTCGAGCTGGGCGCCCCCGGGCTCGCCCCGCGCGACGGAGCGGAGGCCGGGCGATGACGACGACCCCGCGCCCGATCTCCGACCTGGACGTGAGCAGCAGCGTCGTGGAGGCGGATGCCCGCCTGAACTCGCTGCTCGCCACACCGCCGCTCGGCCACGTCACGGCCCTGCAGCCCGCCGCCTGGTACGAGCAGGTCTTCGACCTCCTCGCCTGCGCCCACCCCGAGAACTGCACCTGCACGCCCGAGGAGAAGCCGTGACCGCTCTGACCATGACCGACATGACCCCGGCGATCAGCGCCCTGGAGTCCGTCACCCTCAACCACCCGTCCCTCCCGGCCGCCTTGCTGCACGTCCGCGGCGCCACGGTGGGCGCCGAGCAGGTCATTGACGTCCAGTTCAACCATGACGCCGAAGCGTTCGCCGCCTGGTGCGAGGCGTTCGAGGTGGACGACAGCAAGCTGGACACCCGCGAGGGCGCCTTCAACTGGCACACCACCACGGTCACCAGGTATGCGGGCGTCACGTTCGTCCTCTACCTCAACCACCGTCAGCCGGCTTGGCGGCCCGAGGCGGTGGCGGCGTGAGCGCCGGACCCCGCCCGCTCGCGGACGCCGCAGAGGCTGCCCTGGTCCGCCTCGACAAGGAGTTCCGGCGCCGTGCGCTCGGCGCCAGGCCGTGGACGGTCAGCGACTACTACGAGCGCGTCGAACGCCTCCACGCCCAGTACACGATCTGCCGCGAAGGACAGCGGCGCCGCCAGATGGAGGCCTCCTGATGGGCATGGAGCTGGCCGACTACGGCCCGAAGCCGACCATCGCGGAGGCAGACGAGCAGCGCCGGGCCGCGGTTCGCATCGCCGACCAGGTCGCCGCCGAGCACCCGCACCCGCTCGACGACGTGATGCCGCGGATCGCTGGCGCGGTCATCGCCAAGGACCCGGCCGTCAACGCCGGAGTCCTCGAGCTCCTCGCCGCACTCGGCATCCGGCCCGACCAGATCCGGAGGACGCCGTGATCACCGGCCTATTCGTCGCCGTCGCAGCCGTGGCCCTGCTCCTCGCCAGCGCCCGCGACGACCACCGCAACCGTCGACTCTCCGACCACAACACCAGGGGGACCAAGTGACCGCCCTCGACGCCTACCTCACCGCCCGCACGCTCGCGGACCACGGCCGCCACGACTCGGACGCCGTCACCCACGCCGACATGGACACCGCCGCCGACCTGGCCGGAGCCCAGCGCCCTGCCGGCTCCGACGACCGGCACACCGTCCGCCTCGCCCTCGACACCATCGGGGAGGGGCGATGACGACCACAACCACAACCACAACCACCACGACCGAGATCGCTGACGTCCTCGACAAAGCCCGCGCCCACATCGTCCGCGTCGGGTTCTGCAAGAAGTACCTGTACAGCACGCCGCAAGCCCGGAACGGGCTCCCGCTTGACCGCTGCGAAGTCGACCTGATCGGCGCGATCAACGTGGCCGTCCATGGAACGCCCCTCCACCTCGTTACACCACTCACCACGGCCGTCGAGAAGGCGATCGAAGCCCGCATCACCGCCCCCTCGCTGGCCGCCTGGTGCGACTACAAGGGCAACGGCAAGCAGCAGGCCCTCGACCTCCTCCGCGACACCGCAGACCGGCTCCGTAGGAATGCCTGGTGATCCGGCTGACGGACGTCCTGTGCGCCTACTACCTGACCGCCGAAGGCTGGGCCGTCCTCGCCGCGATCGCCTTCCTGACCGTCGCCGGACCCCGCATCTCGAACCGCATAGCCAGCAAGGAGCAGCAGTGACCCTCACCGACCTGATCCCCGGGCTGAAGGGCAACGGCAGCCGGCGCGCCGTCGACAAGATTGCCGAACTCCGCGACGAGAACCGCAAGCTCCTCAACCGGCAGATGGCCGCCGACGACTACTTCGCCCTGCTGATCCAGGACCGCGACGAGGTGTACGCCGCCTGGGAGGGCGAGCGACGCAAGCGAGAGGACGCCGAGCAGGCCGCAGTCGCGATGCAGTCGGAGCGGGACGAACTCCTCGAAGAGTGCGCCGAATGGCGTGTTGAGGCTCAGACCCTGCAGGCCCAGCTCGCGCCGTTCCTCGCCGAAGAGGCGAACGCCAACCGAATCGACGTCCCGTCGATGGTCCGCGACACCACGGCGATGGAGGACCAGGCGACCGGGCCGATCTACGTGAAGCCCCTCTGGGAAGCGCTCAACGTCCGCTACGTCGGACCCGACGCCGCCAACCCGGTGCACGTCCCGTCGTGGGCCGCGGTCGACGGGCCCGCCACCACCTGACCTGCCGGCCGTGCGGCGATCCGCTCCCGCACGGTCGGCGGCCCAAAGCAGAAACCCCCGCCCGGGGCTAACGGGCGGGAGTCCACCACCAGCATCCCACCCCAGGAGTTCCGATGATCGGTGAGACCACCGACTACACGATGATCGTCCACGGCCAGCAGAAGCACACCGTGTCCGGCGCCGTACAAGCAGCACCCGGCCTGCTCGTCTGCCGGATGCCCGCCACCGAGGCGCTGAACAATCCGGCGCGCTGGCGGATCGGCCACCACGAAGGCCTCGCCATCGCCGAAGCGATGACCCGCGAGAACGCCTTCAAGGGCGTTCAGATCCTCGCCGAGTCCGGCATCGACTGGACGCAGGACACCGCAGACCTCAAGGAAGCCATCACCGACAAGGTGGCCCGCGACCTGTACGCGAAGCTCAGCCACGCCTGGTGCGACGAACCCGGCAGCAACTACATGCCCGGCGACGTCAGCAGCAACGGCACCTACACCGACGCGGACATCGAGAAGGCCGCCGCCGCATCGGACGGCATGAGCGCCTACGACATTTTGCTCGGAATGGCGCACACCGTGCCGTGGATGGGCCTCGACACGAACGACTTCAACGACGCCCACGACCGGATCGTGAAGCTGGCAGGTGCCAACTGATGGGCCTCCACCACACGACCAGCGTCGCCTACGGGTTCGAGATCCCCGCCACGACGGACTTCGAGCACCTCGACGCCGTGCTCGCCGACCAGCCCGACGGTGAACGCCTCGGCCGGGTGGAGCACACCTTCCTGGGCGACTTCGAGCAGCTCTTCCTGGTCACCGAATCCGAGGAGATCGAAGAGAACACCTTCGCTCGCCTCACGCCGGACGCCTTCGCCCGGTACGAGGTCCCGGCCTGGAACACGGTCCTCCACAACGTGGCCGTCCGCCTCGGCCACGAACTCCATCCCGAGCCGGCGTGGCTCGTGCTCCACGACCACAGCTGACCAACGCCTCCCATACCGCCGCGGTGTAGCGCGCCCCCCTCGCGCTCCGCGGCATCCAGGGCCGCCAGCCCCGGACCAACCCCCCCGGCTGGGGCTGGCGGCCCACCTTCAGTGCACCCCGAAACGAGACCTCATGTACCTCACCCGCACCTTCGGCCGCTGGCAGTTCGAACTGCACCAGCGGGCCGTGTACCTCACCCGGACACCGAAACCCGACCCGACCTGCGGCGCCTGCTACGGGCGCGGCGGCCACGGCTGGCTCACCTACAGCGGCGACCCCGACTGGGAGGACTGCCACTGCCTTGACGAGCTCCGTACCTGGCGACTGCCGCTCTGGACCCGCACCACCACCCGCGAGGAGTACCCGTTCTGATGACCACCATCCGGCAGCCACTGCGCTGCACCAGCTGCGGCGACGAAGACGGGCCCTTCACAAAGGACGGGGTCTGCGAGGACTGCACCCCCGCAGCCGAACTGCGAAGCGCCCTGGAGGACGGGGGCCACCTCGGCAAGAACGGGCTGAGCCTCATGAACAACTACGCGGCTGACGTTCTGCGCGACGCCGCCAACACGCTTCGCACGGCCCCCGGCTGCGAGTCCGCCGCCCGCATCGTCGACAACATCGCCCGCGGACGGACCCAGTGACCGCCGCGGTGGAGGCGCCGGCCGAGGTGCAGCCCGGCGTGTACGAGATCGATGCCGCGCTGTACCACAGCGATCCGGTCCCCGGCGGGAGCCTCTCCTCTACCGGCGCCCGCAAGCTCGCCAACGAATGTCCTGCCGCCTTCAAGTACTGGCTCGACAACCCGGAGCCGTACAAGAAGGAGTTCGACTTCGGCACCGCCGCGCACAAGGTCGTCCTCGGTGACGGGCCCGAACTGGTCCTCGTCGAGCGGGACATCTGGAACACCAACGAGGTCAAGGCCCTGGTCAAGGAGATCCGTGAGGCCGGGAACATCCCGCTCAAGCAGCGCGACCTCGACAAGGTCCACGCCATGGCCGCCGCCCTTCGCGCCCACCCCGAGGCCGCGGAGCTCCTCGAGCCCGGCAGCGGTGTCGCCGAACGCACCGTCATCTGGAACGACCGGGGCGTCTGGCGCCGCATCCGCATCGACTGGGCCCGCCACGACGGCCAACTCGTCGACTACAAGTCCTGCCGCACCGCCAACCCGGCGAACCTCGGCAAGCACGTCTACGACTACGGCTACCACCAGCAGCAGGAGTACTACCGGGACGGCGCCCTGGAGCTCGGACTGACCGAGCTGGTCTGCCCGTTCAAGTTCATCTTCCAGGAGAAGGAACCGCCCTACCTGGTCTCGGTGATCGAACTCGACTCGGCTGCCAGCAGCATCGGCCGCTACCTCAACGAGCGCGCCCTCAACACCTACTCCCTCTGCCGTGAGTCCGGCGAGTGGCCCGGCTACCTGCAAACCCCTCTCGTCTCGCTGCCCTCGTGGGTCGAGCGCCAGTACGCCTAGGAGAAACCCGATGAACCAGCTCCCTCAGCCTGTCCGCACCGGACGCCAGCAGCAGAACCAGCCCGACGAGTACGAGACCGGCGGCTTCACCTTCCGCCCGGCCACCAAGGAGCAGGCCAAGGCTCGCATCGCCCTGCAGGGCGTGTCCGGGTCCGGGAAGACGTGGACGTCCCTCGCCCTCGCCAACGGCCTGTCGGACGGCAAGCGGTTCGCCGTCATCGACACCGAGCGCGGCGCCGCATCCAAGTACGTCGGCATCAACGGCATCCAGTTCGACGTCCTCCAGATGCAGCGCTTCGACCCCCGCGACCTCGTCAAGGCACTCGCCGCCGCAGCCCAGGCCGGCTACGACGTCGTCCTCGTCGACTCCCTCTCCCACTACTGGAAGGGCACCGACGGAACGCTGGAGCAGGTCGACAAGGCCAAGTCCCGGTACGGCGGCAACTCCTTCGCGGGCTGGAAGGAGGGCACTCCGATGCAGAACGACATGATCGACGCCCTCCTCTCCTTCCCCGGACACGTCGTCGTCACGATGCGCTCCCACACCGAATGGGTCCTCCAGGAGAACGACCGCGGGCGCAAGGAGCCCGTGGCGATGGGGATGCGGGCCGAACAGCGCAAGGGCGTGGAGTACGAGTTCGACGTCGTCGGCGCCATGGACGTGACGAACACGCTGAGGATCCTCAAGTCCCGCTGCCCCGCCCTCCACAACCAGGTGCTCGAGCGGCCCGACGGTGGCACGGACATCGCCAAGCCGCTCCTGGACTGGCTCAACGACGGAGTCGAGGCCGTCGACCCGTCCGCGTGGATCGATGCCGCCACTGCCGAGAACGCCACACCGGAGAGCCTTCTCGCCGCGTACCGGGACATCGAGTCGCACGGCGCCCTCGCCACGCCGTTCCTGCACCCGACGACGGGCGAGCCGACCAACCTCGGCGACTTCATCAAGGAACGCGGCACCGCGCTCAAGAACGCCCAGCAGTAGCCCGCACACACCGAAGGCCGGCCCGCGGGAATCGGGCCGGCCCCTCAACCAAGGACATCACAGCCTCAAGGAGCCCGCCATGGCCCGCAAGCTCACCCCTGCTGAACGACTCGCCACCGCCGAAAAGGATCTCCTGCTCGAGGAGATAGCCGACCAGTCCTCCTGGGATCAGTTCATCGTCGAGCAGGCCGTCTTCCACTTCGGCCAGCGCCACACCGAATGGTCCTGCAACGACCTCCGCGACGTCCTCCCGGAGCTCGGCCACGGCTTCCTCGGCGCCGCCATCAACAGCCTGCGCACCGGCGGGATCATCGCCCACACCGACCGCATGGTGCCGTCCACACAGGCCAACACGCACGCCCACCGCATCGCCGTCTGGCGCCTCACCGACAAGGGCCGCGCCATCGCCACCCAGCGCCGCAACGCCCGCCAGCAGCAGAGGCGGGCCGCCTGATGGCCCTCACCGTCGCCTGCCTCGCCCTGATGGCCGGGATCGCCGCTGTCGCCTACGCCTCCATCGCCGGGAGGCGGACGTGAGGGACAACCTGGCCGCCGTCCTCGAGACCGCCTACTGGGGCCTGGCCATATCCGTGACGATCCTCGCCGCAACCACCGCGGCCGTGACCGCCATCGCCGGCTACTGGACCACCCACTGCGCCATCTGGACCGGACGCCGGATGCGGCACCACTGGGACCTCGCCCGCATGCAAAGCCGGCCCGCACCCCGGCAGACCGCCAGCGAGCAAGGCGTCCTCGACTACCTCGCCATCCGCGTCACCTGGAACCAACCCACACGAGAGGAGATCGGCCGATGAGCCGCTACGACTGGATGGAAGACGCGCGCTGCGCACAGACCGACCCCGACCTGTGGCACCCGGAAGGCAGCGGGGCCGGCTACTCCGACGCCAAGAAGATCTGCGCCAGCTGCCCCGTACAGCAGCAGTGCGCCGACTTCGCCCAGGCCACGGAAGGCGAGCTGGCGCACAACCGCCGCCACGGCCTGTGGGGCGCCCAACTCCCGCGAACCCGCTCCACGATCGCCGGAGGCAACGAGCGCCGGCGGCGAGACGCCGATCGTCGCCAGAAAGTCTTCCGCCTCCTCGAGCGCGGCGGCATGGACGCCTACGAAATCGCCGACGTCGTCGGCTGCCACGTCCGCACCGTGTGGCGCATCGCCGAGGTCTACCGCGAGCAGATGGGGGAGGCCGCGTGAACACCCGCGCCGCCATCGTCGAACTCCTGCGCGCCGGCCACACGGACCGCGGCATCGAACGCCAGCTCAACGTCTCCAAGCGTCAAGTCCGCAAGCTGCGCAACGAGCTCGGCATCCCGCCTCACAAGCCCGGCAACCCGCTCCGCGGACAAACCCTCGAGGACGCCTTCTGGCGGCGCGTCGTCCCCACCGACGACGGGCACCTCCTGTGGCCCTTCTACAAGCCCGGACGGGCCTGCCTTCTCAAGCACCGCGACCACAACCACAGCGCCCACAAGATCGCATTCCGGCTTGCCCACCACCGCGAACCCGTCGGCATCACCCGAACCGGCTGCGGCCGAGACGGCTGCGTCCACCCCGACCACGTCGACGACCAGGCGATGCGCGAGCAGTACGCGGCGATCTTCGGGGAGGTGGCGGCGTGAGCGAGCCGAAGCGGATCACCGTCACCCCGCCGCCCCGGCCCAAGGTCACGCCCGGCAAGTGCGACACCGGCCGGCCCGTCTGCGGGGAGCCCGCACGGCTGTACGCCGTCGGCTGGCGCTGCGAACTACACAACCCCGCCGGCTGGGCCGCACACCCCGCAGCCCAGGGCGACCAGCCCTAGCCCGGACACGACGAAGCCCCGCCGTACAGGCGGGGCTTGGAGGAAGGAGGAGCGATGAGGTCAGCCGGAGGCCGCGGCGTCGAGTTGAGCGAGCGCCGCGATGGCTCGCTCGTAGAAGTCGAACGACACGAGGGCGGCGACGGGCTTGCGGGCTTTCGTGCTATCGACCACGATCAGCGACTCTCCTCGCAGCCTGACGCGCCGGCACTGATCAGTGAGATTGCGCTTCAGCTCAGTGACCGTGCGCTCCTCTGGCTCAAGCTCGCGCCGTGCGGAGGCCCAAGGGGTTCCGTTGATGTTGTAGACGGGCCGCTCGTCATGGATGGCCCGGAGCTCAGCAGCGAGCGCCGGCGGGCGACTGTCGAACCACTCGATCGTGGTCTCGGCGACCTCCGGCCACCATGCCTTGTAGTTCTTGTGGTGAGCGAAGCGCTCTTCCGTGTTCGCCGTGATGCCGACGTACAGCAAAGCACCGCCCTCGTCGTAGAAGCGGTACAGGGCGGTGCGGTGGTCGTCGAGATACAAGAGACGTCTCCTCGGTCAGGCCGGGGAGTCGCCTCCCGGCTGGGCTTTCTTCCTGCTGGTGACGGTCGGCTCGCGCAGGCGGCCGATGTCGTACTTCCTGGCGATGCGCCGGATCGTTTCGTAGCTGTAGTCGGTCGCGTCGGCAACCGTTTTGGGCTTGAGTCCGGAGCGCAGCGCGTCTACCACGGCGTTCTCGAACTGCGCGGTAGCGGCCTCTTCTGCGGCGCGCTTCGCGGTGGCTGCCTGCTTCAGGCGGGTCACGACTTCCTCCTCGGTCATGGCGGCATGGTCCCACGGCGATGTGGCCACATCCAGTTGCACAACAGTAGCCAACATTCATGTGGCCAAGTGTATGTTGGCTATAGCGCAATGCGCCAGCCGCATCGAGCGCCCCCATGAGGGCTGTCCTGAGCAAGCAGCCGGAACGAGCGACACCCCTCCTGAGAGAAGAGAACTGATGGGCTACGAGCTCCGCCGCCAACTGCGTGAAGCACTGGGACCGGACATCTCCGGCCTCCAGCGCGCCGTTGCCCTGGAGATCGCCGACGACGCGAACGAGCGGACGCGGCGCAGCTGGGTGGCCCTGGAAGATCTCGCCCGCTGGACCGGCGCCAAGGACGGCAGTGTCATCCGCAACGCCCTCAAGCGACTCGCCGCGGCCGGCTGGGAGTTCCGCGTGCCGATCGGGAAGGGCAAGGACGGTCGCGCGCTGTACGCGGTGCCCGGCACCCGAATGACGTTCTTCGTGCCTCATTTCGAAGGGGGAGCAGGGGCTACCCCTTCCGTAGACAAGGGAGAGCCGGGGCTACCCCAAGGGGGAGCCCCCGCTACCCCTTCGAAGCCCCAAGGGGGAGCAGGGGCTCACTCAGAAGGTGCCGTGGCTCCTTCAGAAGGTGCCGTGGCTCCCCCCTTCTCCTCAGACTCCTCAGACTCAAAGAAGCTAGCTAGCCAGCAGCCCGCCGCTGAGGTCGAACTCGACTACGGCATCCCCGCCGACGTTCGCCCCCTCATCAACGGCATCGCCGCCGCTGGCGTCAACGTCCGCTGGCCCTTCCGCGGCAACGACTGGTTCCCCCTGATCGCCTTGATCAAGAAGTCCGGCACCACAGCGATGGTCGACGTCGCCGTCAAGATCGCGAACCGCACCTCCGTCGACTCCGCCCGCTACTTCATGCCGGCCTGGGGCGAGCTCGCCCCCATCCCGCCCGCAGACACTCCGCGGCCCGCGCTGCACGCCGTCCCTGCGGCTCGCCCGTCCACCGCCGACCAGCGCGTCGCCACCGGCCAGGCCCTCGCCGCCATGTTCCGCGAGCAAGAACAGCGCGAACTCGAAGCCGGCCACGCCAACCAGGAGCCCGCATGACCCTCGCCGAAACCGCAGACCTGCTGTCCATCGCAGCCGCCATCGACAAACGAACCCTCGGCGAATCCGACGTCCGCGCCTGGCAGATGGTCCTCGACGACATCGACTTCGAGGCCGCCCGCACCGCCCTGCGCGCCCACTACCGCGAGACCACCAAGCACGTCATGCCCGCCGACATCGTCCGCCGCGTCAAGCCCGCCACCGGCTACGCGGCCTACGCCGAGAAAGGGATCTTCTAAGTGACCGACGAGTTCGACTCCGACTTCACCGGCCGCACCCCGCCCCGCGACCTCGCCGCCGAACAGTCCGCCCTCGGCGCCTGCATGCTGTCGCCGCTCGCCTGCGCCGAAGTCCTGGCCGCCGTCGCCCCCGAAGCGTTCTACCTGCCGCAGCACGTCACGATCTACAACGCGATCGCCAACCTGTTCCTCGCCGGGCAGCCCGTCGACCAGATCACCCTCGGCAAGCACCTCGGCGACTGCGGCGACCTCACCCGCATCGGCGGCCCCAACTACCTGTACGAACTCGTCCAGGCCGTACCCACGGCGGCCAACGGCGAGTACTACGCGGGCATCGTCCAGGACCGCGGCCTGCGCCGCGCGCTCATCGAACTCGGCACCCGCCTTGTCCAGATGGGCTACAGCCCCGACGGCGAAACCACCGAGATCATCGAGCGGGCCGTCACGATGAGCCGCGAGCTCCGCGACCGCGGAATGGAAGCCGACGACGTCGTCATCGAGGACATCCTCGACTTCGTCAAGCACGAGGACGCCTACGACTGGATCGTCCCCGGCCTCCTCGAACGTATGGACCGGCTCGTCCTCACCGCCAGCGAGGGGGGCGGCAAGTCGACCCTGCTCCGGCAGATGTCCGTCACGCTCGCCGCCGGCATCCACCCGTTCCGCACCTCGCAGTCCATTGAGCCGATCAAGGTACTCACCCTCGACTGCGAGAACGGCGCCCCGGCCAGCCGCCGCAAGTTCCGGCCCCTGCTCGATGCAGCGGACCACCTGGAGCAGCCGGTCAAGCGGGGCCAGTTCCACATCGAGTGCAGGCCCGAAGGGCTCGACCTCACGACCGCACAGGACCGCTCCTGGATGATGCGCCGCGTCGAGAAGATCAACCCCGACGTGCTGATCATCGGCCCGATCTACCGACTCCACGCAGGCGACCCCAACTCGGAAGAGCTCGCCCGCAAAGTCTCCGTCGTCATCGACGAAGCCCGCTCCACCGCAGGCTGCGCCGTCCTCATGGAAGCCCACGCCCCCCACCACAACGGGCAAGGCGCCCACCGCAACCTCCGCCCCCTCGGCTCCTCACTGTGGATGCGCTGGCCCGAGTTCGGCTTCGGCCTGCGCCCCGTCGAGGACGAGAAGTCCGCAGCCAACGAAGAAGGCGCCCGCGGCCGGCGCGTCGTCCCCTGGCGCGGCATGCGCGACGAACGTGAATGGCCCGCCTTCATCAAGCAGGGCGAGCAGTGGCCCTGGATGTCCTACCGCCCCATCGACGCCAACGAGTTCACCGGCCACAGCGAGACAGGAGCCATCTGGTGACCGACCCCAACCCGCTCTACGCAGACGCCTGCGAGAACTGCCCGACCTACGACGTCTTCCCGGAGTCCGCACTCCGCGACGGCGCCGAAGGGATCATCGCCGGCTACCGCTGCCCCAACTGCCGCTACGTGTGGACGTGCGGCTGGCAGATCGTCCCCGGCCGCGCCATACCGCCCGAGCCTGCCGTCGACTCGCCGAACTTCGACCCGCAGGTCAGTGCACAGGTTCATGAACTGGCCGCCATCGCCCGTGCCCGCAAGCACCTCAGCCGAGGAGACCGCCCGTGAGCACCACGACCGACTTCGCCCGAGCGCACGGCCACACCGGGCCGACCGCCTGCCAGGGCTGTGGGACCGTCGACAACCTGCACCTCATCGTGTGGGCCATCCCGGAAACCGGCGAGAGCGGCACCTCCCTGGAGTGCTGCAACTGCGGTATCGCCGCCGGGGACCCGCCCGAGATTCACGACGACTGCGAGCCGGACGAGCCGGAAGCCGACGACGAAGACCCCAGCCCGACCGTCCGCGTCTTCCACCGCCCGGCCGGCTGGGTGCGACCCGACTTCACCGACCTGGCGGACTGCACCAGCAACCACATCCCCGACAACGCCGGCCAGCCGCCCTGCACCGCCCCCGCGGTGTGGAGGGTCGTCGAAGACCACGGCATGCACCTGACCATCGGCTTCTACTGCGACGCCGACCTGCCCGCCGAGAACCGGCCCCAGGAAGGAGAAGCCGCATGACCGCCCTGCGTATCGGCTCCCTGTTCACCGGCACGGGCGCCCTGGACCTGGCCGTGATGGACGTCTATGACGCCGAGGTGGTCTGGCACTCGCAGTACGAGCCGCCGGACAAGAACGGCAAGGAAGACAAGAACCAGTACGCCGCGAAGATCCTCGCCCGCCACTGGCCGGCCGTCCCGAATCTGGGCGACATAACCAAGATCGACTGGCGGGCCGTCCTCGACGAGCACGGGCCGATCGACATCCTCACCGGCGGCTTCCCGTGCACTGACGTCTCGTCCGCAGGGAAACGGGCCGGTCTCACCCCCGACACCCACTCCGGGCTGTGGAACCACATGGCCCACGCCATCTCCATCCTCCAACCGAAACTCGTGGTGATCGAAAATGTCGAAGGGCTCCTCTCGGCGCCAGCAACCAGTGACATGGAACCCTGCCCGGACTGTGTGGGAGACCGACACGCTGGGCCTGTACTGCGGGCATGCGGAGCCGTACTTGGAGACCTGGCCAGCATCGGGCACGATGCGGAATGGGCGCGCGTCGCAGCGTCGGAGGTCGGCGCTCCCCACCACCGCAAGCGTGTCTTCGTCTCCGCCTGGCCTGCTGATGCCGACCCCGAAAGCCTCGGACATGGATCGCGGGGACTGCCCCTCCGAGCGGGCGCGGCGGTCGCCCATGCTGGAGTCGGTAGTCAGGCTGCTGCCAACGCCGAACGCTTCGGACGACAAAGGCAGTGGAGCGACGCAGGGGCGAAGCCGCGACGGCAAACCGCGGCCGTTGTCGGATGCGGACCTGCCGGAAGCCGTGAAGTTGCTGCCAACGCCGATGGCTGGGGACGCGAAGGGCACCAGGAATGCAACCGCGGGCCGGAAGACGGACAACCCGAACGTGAACTCGGGCTGGACCCTGTCGGACGTCGTGTTCAGTGGGCAGCTCCTACCGACGCCGACGACCTCGGACGGCGAGAGGACGTCCTCCAGCTACGGCCGGGGCAACCTGACCTTGACTGGGGCGATTACGAACCCGCCATCCGACGGTGGGAAGCCATCCTCGGCCGCCCTGCCCCCTGGCCAACCGACGCTCTGGGACGACTGAGCCCCGTCTTCACCGAATGGCTCATGGGCCTCCCCGACGGCTGGGTCACCGACACCCCTGGGCTCACCCGCTCGGCCATGCTCCGCGCCCTCGGCAACGGAGTCGTTCGGCTGCAGGCCGCCACCGCCCTCCGCCTGCTTCACGCCCGCGCCACCCACACGCCCGGCGTCCACGGCCAGGCCGCGTGACGTCGCCCGTTGTTTGCCGCCCGACCCTCGGGCCGGGGAAACGGCGCACACCAGCCGAGTGTGGGCGGGATGCGAAACCTAGACAAACCAACTCACCGACAGGAGAACTGACATGACCGAACTGCATGAGCCCGGAGCCTTCTACTGGGAGGTCGGCAGCGACCAGTGCCCGCACGGCGCCGAGCCCGACATCGAGACCGAGGGCGAGGCGTGGGACCTCTGGCGGGACCGTCACCCGTCCAGCGACGACGGCCCGGTCTGCCTCGACGCCCCGGCCGGTGACGCCTGCCTGGCCTGCTCCGCCGAGGACGGCGAGATGGTGCCGTGGAACCGGTGTCGGGTCCGTGATCACACCCGGCCGAAGCGGGCTGCGGCCCAGAAGCCCGAGCAGCCCACCGCCCACGTTCCGCTGACGGTCGACGTCGGCAGCCTCGAATGCCTGGAACGCGAGTGCGAGGACTTCTTCGACGACGAGGGCGACGAGATCCCCAGCAAGGAGACCTGCTCCCACCTCAGCGAGATGGAGATCTGCGAGGGCTGCACCGGCCCGCACAAGGACGGCGAGTTCCCGGTCGTCGTCGCGTGGGCGGACTGCACGCAGCGCCTCGCCGCCGCGCGATAACCCGCCCGCAGTAGGCACAAACCCCAGCGAACCGCCCACCAGACAAGGAACCCCATGACCGACCAGAAGCCCGACGAGAACGACCTGCGTCTCAACATCGCCGCCGCCATGGACGGCAACCTGTCGCCCCTCCGCCGTCGTGACCTCCTCGACGCCTACCGCGACACCGTCGAGGCCCGCGTCCACGCGGTCCACGCCGACACCGACAGCCTTCGCGAGCGTGCTGATGCGTGCGCCGAGGGCGACTGCCCGCACGCCTACCAGGCCCGGAGCAACGAGAGCGAGGCGTCGCGGTACCGGCACGAGCTGGAGGGCCTGGCGGACTACCTCGAAGACCGGGACGGCATCGACCCGGCCGTGGCCGTCACGCTGCGCGGAATCCTCGCCCGCGCCCTGGACCGCTGAGCCCGTGACTCCCCGCACCGGGCGCCGCCTGCCCTACAGGCGGCGCCCGGCCCCCCAATCCTCTCGCACGATCAAGGAGCACCGCATGACCGACACCACCGACCCGCAGGCCGAGCAGTGCCCCGGCTGCCAGCACCCGCAGCACGCGCCCGGCGCCGAATGTGACCAGCGCGTCGAGCACGACGGGCAACGGAACTGGCATCTCTGCCTGTGCCTCAACCGCCAGTACGCCGACCGTCCCTGCTCGCCATTGATGACCTGCCAGGGCGGCGCGCTCGGCTACGGCGACATCTGGTATCTCCAGCGCGGTCACAGCTTGTCGAGTGCCAACGGGGTGATCACGCCTGAGGTACTGGCGACGACTCCGACCCCGTCTGCCGCCGCACCGTCTGCGCCCGACGACCGGGCAGCGCTGCGGGACCTGGCCGCCGACGCGCTTGCCGACGCCGAGGGTTGGCAGTGGGCTCCCGGATACGACAAGGCACAGAGCCCCACGTACCAGCACTACCTGCGGCAGGCCGACGCGGTGCTGGCCGTGCTGCCCGCGCCCGCAGACGCCGACCTCCGCAGGCAGTTGGCCGCCGCCGAGCGCATCCGGGAGAACGCGGACTTCCACCTCGGGCAGGAGATGGCCCGCCGCCAGCTGGCCGAGAAGGAGACCGGCCGACTGCGGGCCGTCGTTGCCCGGCTGAGGCAGATGACCGACCACTGGGAGCAGCAGCTCCCCGAGGTGATCCGGACCCCGGCGGTCGTGTCCGCGATCCGCGCCGTGCTGGAGGCTGCCGACGACCCGAGCCGCATGGCCGGCGAGGCGCAGCAGCCCGAGACGCAGGCCGACGACGAGCCGCCCTGCACATGCGTAGACGCCGGGGACTGCTTCGCCCCGGCTGGCCACTACGCCGACTGCCCCGCCGCCGTGTCCCAGCCCGGCAAGGAGGCCTGACCGTGGCCGACTTCACCAGCGAGACCGTCACCCGCACCATTCGTCGCTGGATCGTCCCCGCCGCCGAACCGTGGGGTGCAGCTGCCGCAGAGATCGGCAAGGCGTGGGCGGTCGCCGAGTTGGCGTACCGCGATCACCACGGCATCCCGAAGGAACAGCCGTTGCACGACGACGCGCTGCGCTTCCACGTCCGCGACGAGGAGATCGTCATCGAGTTCACGACCGAGGCTCCCGCGCCCTGACCGCAGGACGGCCCGCCCTCGGCGAATGAGGGCGGGCCGCAACCCCACACCACCACAATCACCGGAAGGAATCCCATGTCGTACCCGCAGTTGCTCACCCCGGAAGAGAAGCTCGCCGACGGCAAGGCGCTGCTCGGCATCCCGACGATCGTTGCCATCTGCGGCTCCACCCGCTTCATGCAGGAGATGGCGGACGCCGACCGCGAACTCACGTGGGGCGGCTACATCGTGGTCAAGCCTGGCTGCGACATGAAGAACCCGGACCCGCTGTGGGCTGACCCGGTCGAGGCCGAGGCGGGGAAGGTGCGGCTCGACGGACTGCACCGGGCGAAGATCCGGCTCGCCGATGAGGTGCTCGTCGTCGGGGATTACATCGGCTCGTCGACGACCGCGGAGATCGCCTACGCCCGATCCCTGGGCAAGCCCGTCCGGTTCACGCACCCCGAGGTCGACCCCACCGCCTGACCCCGCCCTGCCGCCCCTGCGTCGTGGGGGCGGCACCCCGCACCGAAAGGCACCACCGATGACGACCCGGATCCTGCGGCTGCTGGTCGACGAAGAGTTCGGCCGCCTGCTCGCCCTGTACCTGCGGCGCGGCGAGAAGCCTCGCGGCGCCCTGCTGATCGCGCTCCGCCTGCGGGCTACCGCCGACGGGCTGCTCCTGCCCAACGGGCGGATCAAGAACGGGGGTCGGCCGTGACCGACATCCCGATGGCGTCGGAGCCGTGCGGCGGCGCCCTGGCGCACCTTGCCGCCGACCCGGTCCCGTACCCGGATCTGCTCGGGCAGATCGGCGACGACGAGATCCACGGGCTGCAGACCGTGACCGTGACGGGGGAGTGGCTGTGAGCACCCCGCCGACCGTGGACCAGCTCCGCAACCTCGCCAGCCGGACCTTCGCCGGCCAGCTGCGGCCCGAGGAATCCGCCCGCCTGCTGGAGGGCATCGAGCTCCTTGCCGCCAGGAAGCCGCCCAGGCGCCCGTCTAAGCCCCTCGCAGCTGCCAAGCGGATCCAGCGGCTCAAGCAGGCCCTGTACGAGCTCCACGCCCCCATGTGGCGTGGCGGCGTTGAGATCTGCTCCGAGTGCTCCGGCTGGGATGGCTTCCGCTGCCGGGGAGTTGTCACCCCGTTCCCGTGTCCGACCGTCGATGTCGTCGATGTGCAGCGGCGGCGGAGTGGCAGCGAGAGCGCGCGAGCGGCCGCAGGCGGCCCTCAGGGCGTCCAGGAGCCCGCGAATGGCGACCGGGTCGTCCGGGGTGCCGTGAGAGCCGCAGACGGGCGTACAGCGCCGCGAAGGGAGGCGGCAGCGTGAGCGCCTACCTCCTCGACGTCCCCGAGCTGTACCGCCGCCTCGATGCGAGGCGGCGGGAACGGGGCCTGACCTGGCGGCAGATAGCCGAACAGCTCGACGTCTCCCCGTCCATGTTCAGCCGCCTCGCCGACGGCAACCGGCCCGACGCCGACGCCCTCGTGTCGCTGCTCGTCTGGCTCGACCTCGACGACGGACTCAACTACGTGATCAAACCCAAGGAGACCGCATGACCGACCAGCTTCCGCCCGCCCTCCTCTCGCTGCTGGAGGGCAAGAACGCCGAGCTCAAGCATCACCATCTCGCCGTCCGCATCGGCGACTTGCAGGGCTCTCGCGTTCAGGCCGTCCGCGACGTTCTCGGCGGATGGGCGCCGCAGGAGGGCACCACGCTCCACACCCTGTGGACGCAGATCCGGCAGGCCGCCGAGCTGTACACCGACGAGATCAAGGCCATCCGCGAGGAGAGCTACCGGGACATCCCCGGCATCGCCACCGAGGAGACCCCGTGACCGACCAGCCGACGCCTGAGTGCGGCCCCGCCTGCAGCGAGCAGCACACCTACCGCCTCGACGGATGCATCCTTTGCTGTGTCGAGATGCACGGCAGCGTCGCGCAGCCCGCCTGGGCCGTGGCCTGTCCGGATCGCCGCTGCCAAGTACCCGCGGACCGGCCATGTCTCCGCAGCGACGGCAGCCCGGCAGGTGTCTGCCACGAGGCGCGCTTCGCGGCCTTGGACCGGGCGCGCGACGCCATACCCCCGCAGCACGGCCCGGAGGCCCCCGATGCGGGCGCTGAGTCCCTCGCCACCCGCGCCGCGCTGATCCGCGACCAGGCCGCGCTCGCCCAAGTCCGGCTGCTCATCGCCGCCAGCCGGAACCGGCTCAAGCTCGCCGACCCGATCCTGCTGGGGAAACTCGACCGAGTCCTCGAGCAGCCCGCGGAGCTGGAGGCGGCCGTGGCGGGGGAGCGTTGACCTCAGCTCGCCCCTGGCTGCCCCGCCTCACCGTGGACACCCTCCGGCTCCGCAGGCGTCGGGCGAGGCCGCTGTCGTGGCACTTTCTCCCTGGCCACCCCGGCAGCGGCGCGAGCCAACTGTGTCCGCAGCTGGTCGAACGCCTGAGGCGACAGATCCCGCATCTTCCGGCTCCTGGTCATGTACGCCTAACGCCGCACCGCGCGGGCCGACACCGCAATACGGCTAAATGGGGCATGTCGTGAACGGCGGCGAGCAGTAGGCGTGACACGACGGCGCCCCCGGCCGGATCAACTCCGGACCGGGGGCGCTCTGCCGTTCACCTACGCGGCCTCCTCCACCGCCGGCTTCCGCCCGTTGAGCACCTGCCTGATCCAGCTCGGCGTCAACCGCATCTGCGCCGCCAGCACCTCCACCGGCACGCCCCGCCGATACGCCGCCCGCAACGCCCTGTTCCGCCGGGCTTGCAACCGGTCGTTCGCAACCCGGCTCGCGACCGTGTGGTGCAGCACCACCGCAAAGCGCAGCAGCAGCCGGCCAGCCACGTCGTCGAACTTGCGTCGCACGTCGTCCCCCTGTCGTCGGTACACCGCCCCGCTGACAGACCACGGTCATCTGTGCACGGTGCGGCCACAAGGGCGCACACGCCAAAGCCCCACCCGTGCTTGACAGGCGGGGCTCGTGGGACGTCAGACCTCGGTCAGCTCGTACATCTCCGGCAGCGGTCCGAGCGGAACCCCGATCACCTGCCCGAGCATCGCCCGCGCCACCGTGTCCCTTTCCAGGCGCGGCCGGCCCGGCGGCATCGACAGGATCAGGCTCCCGTCCGGCAGCTGCACCAGGGCGCCGATGAAGCCCGGGTCGGTGATCTGCGACAGGTGGAGCTCGACGTCCAGCTCGAGGAGCAGGTCATCGAGTGGCGCATCCAACAGGCGGGCGGGGGTGATTGTCCGTCGTGCCGCGGGTGCTAAGGCAGTACCCTGCATGGGAGCTCCTTTTGACGAGGCGAGCTTGTTGATCGGCGAGTTCGCAGCTCGCCGGTTCGATCCGGCCCGGTGCTGACGCGCCGGGCCGTTCGCTGTTCGGGGGCGCTACCTGCGCCCACTGATGAACCTAAGGCACGGGCGGGGAAATCCGACCCGGTCCCTTCGTCGATCCGATCCCTCTTTCGGGGGATGGCGGCGACCTCAGTGCGGCAGGACGGCGTCGAGGTACTCCTGTACCGGCTCGAACAGGCCGTAGGGCACCAGGCCGGGGAGCTCCGAGTGCGCCGCCCACGTGATCGCGTCGAGTTCGTCGTCGTCCGCGACGTGCGCCTCGCCCGAGATCGGCTCGCACGCGGTGTACGACATCAGCCGGCCAGTCTTCGGGTGGACGCGCTCGCCGAGCAGCCGGATCGCCTTCACCGTCAGGCCCGTCTCCTCCGCGGTCTCGCGCACCGCGGCGTCCTCGGCGACCTCGCCCGGCTCGATGCCGCCCGCGGGAAACTGCCACATCAGCTCGCCCTCGGAGATCCGGCGCCGGACCATCAGCACGCGTCCGTCCTGGACGATGATCGCGGCGGAGATGCCGGGCTTCTCGGTGATGGTCTCGGTCATACGGTGGCCTCCAGTGCCTCAAGGATCGGCGGGTAGATGCGGTCTTCAGGGATGTAGCGGGCGAGCTCCGTTATCGGAGCCCACGCCACGGCGACGTTCTCGGAGGAATCCCCGTTGACCGCCTCGCCGTGTACGAAATCGCAGAGAAAGTAATCGCACCAGGCGCGCGTCAAAGGATGCAGTCGTTCACCCAGGTGCTCGCGGATCATGCAGTGCACGCCCGTCTCGTCCAGCGTCTCCCGGACGGCGACCTTCGTGGCCGAACCGCCCGGCTTGACGATGCCGGCCGGGAACTGCCAGGTCATGTCGCTGCCGTCCTGCCTGCAGACGAGGAGCACCTTGTCCTCGCGCCGCACCACGGCGATGGCCACGCGCAGCGCCTGCGCCGTCGCCTGGCTTTCCGGTGGGCGCGTGAGGTGAATGAACCGCCGACGCACCGCATCACCTGCCCTCTCGAAGGCCAAGTCGAGGATCTGCTGTACCTCGGTCCGGTGCACCATTTCCGGGCTGGAATGCCAGCGGGTAATGGTGCGCGCGGAAATGCCGAGGTGCTCGGCGAATCCGTCGTTCGTCATTCGTAGCGCCTCTTGGAGGAGGCACGCTGTCCGGCCGGTCCATGTACCGACGACGTCCACAATGGGGCTCCCGTGCTCGCTGCGCTCGGGTCTGGCGTTGCGGTGACGGGGTCATGTCGCCGCGGTGTCTACCTACTGCGGTTCTGGCGTTTCGGTGTCGGGGGAGTGTCCTTCTGCCGCGCCCGCGTGAGGCGTTGACTCGACGTCATGACGAATTGGCCCCCGCCCTTTGGCGATCTGTTCGGCGCGAGAGCCGGAGACGCCCAGCAGTTCTCCGACCTCGCGCCAGGGCCGGTCCTTCTTGAGCTCGCTGACGACGGCCCGCTCCAGTGCTTTGCCGCTGCGGTCGCCCTCCGCCAGGGCCTGCCGGAATTCGCGGACCGCGTGGAAGCGCTCGACGAGGTCGGTGATCTCTGCGAGCCGACCCGTCTCGGACGCGATGGCGGAGGTGAGCGCTTCTGTCATGGACGTAGCGTATGGGCCATTTGCCGCCACTTCAAGACGCCCCTTGACAGTGAGGTGCGGCTCGCTACAGGATGTACCTCAACGGCTACAAGGACCCCCTTGAAGTCGCCAGTCGTCCACTCCTACCGGACCCAGTCCGCGGACGGCACCCCACAAATGAAGACGGGCCGGACACCGCGACTCCTACATCGCAGGCCGGCCCTCACCACGAGGAATCTCTGAAGGGTCCCCTCATGGCTACACAGATCGTACCGGCGCCCGAGCGCGCCGATCACCGGGGCATGTCGCCCGCCGTGCTCCGCTTGCGGATGCAGATGCGGGCCGCGCACTACAACCCGGACCTGTCGCACTCGGTCGAGGCGCTCGCCTGTGTCGCCGGCATCGACACCGCCCGCCTGGCCGCCGTCCTCACCGGGACTGCCCCGCTCGACTGGCGCATCCCGCAGCGACGCCTCGCCGAGATCCTCGGCGTTGAGGCGGTGACGGTATGAGCACCGCAACCCAGTCCCCGGCCGACCGTGCCGCCCACGATTCCGCCTCCCACGTGACGTGGCGGGCCCGCGAGAAGTACCTGCGCGGCCTGAACGTCAACGGCCGCATCCGCACCGCAGGCGACCAGCTGCTCGCCGACATGGCCGGCCGGTGGGCGCTCATCGAGGTCACCGTCGAATACGTGTCCCCGGTAGCCCCGGACGGCACCATCGTCCTCGTGGTCGCCGGACGCGACCGGCAGGGCGAGGCGCTCGTCCAGATGGACGCCCAGGACCGGGCCGAAGCGCTCGACTGGATGGACCGCGACTACGCCTCCCTCCTCGGCAAGGCGACCGTCCTGTACGGGCAGCCCGCCCTCGACCTGCGGCGCGCCACCCTCGCCCAGCCGCAGAGCGTGAAGGCGGCGGCGTGATGGCCCGCCCGTCCCGCGCCGAGATGCGCGCCATGGCAGCCGACTCCGAGCGGGCGGCAGCACGATCCGACGCCGCTGCCGCATCCGGCGACCGCGCCGCCGCCGACCCGACCAACAGCCCCACGCTTCGCGCCCAGGCCAAGACTGCCGCCGGGTTCGCCCGGAATCACGCCCAGGAATACCGCGAGGACGCCGCCAAGCTCCGCGAGGGCTACCTGCCTGGGGAGGACTGGTGAGCGCGACCCGCAAGATCCTCGCCGCCACCCAGGCCGGCCACCCGCGCGGCAGTTGGCCGGCGGAGGAGCAGGCGCAGCAGTTCCGCGACCAGGGCATCCCCGTGACCGTCGTGCAGGACCTGCCCAGCGACCAGTTCCTCGTCGTCACGGACGAAGGCGGCCAGCGATGACCGACGCCGAGTACGCGGAGCTGCTCCGCAAGCTGCGCGAGCAGAACCACCAGTCCGAGACCCGGCCCCGCTAGACCCCCAAGACCGCCGCTGGCGGATCGACAACCCCCCCCCGTCTCCGCCAGTGGTGCCCCACCCCCCACCGTCCCCACCTGCTTCCCGCCCTGGAGGGCTCCGTCATGTCCCGATACCTCGAAGAGGCCGCCGAGCTACTGCGAAAGGCCGCTGCGACGCACGAGCAGTACTACGCAGACCTGAGCCACATCCGCGGCATCGAGAAGGACCTGATGGAGGGCCGCGAGCGGATTGCCCGCGAGTTCGCCACCCTCGCGGCGATCGACAAGGGCCTGCTGCCCGCCGAGATCACGCAGGACGTGATCGCCGCACTCATCTCCCGCACCACCGCCTGACCCTCCCTCACCCCCACCCACCTTCTGTGATCCCGAGAGGATCTGTGATCCCCCATGTCTCCGTACCTGTTCTCTGCCGATCTTGGCGCCACCGAGCTCGGCCGGAAGGCCCGCGCGAACACGACTGTCGCCGAGGCGACCGTCCTGTCCATCACCGACCTGTTCGGCGAGTACGCCAAGGCTCGCGGCGACGGGGATCTGGCCCGCATGCGGCAGATCCGCCTCGTCGCCGACGCGGACCTGCTCGCCGAGTTCGACGGCTTCGACTACCCGGCCGCCGCCTGACCCCCTGATCCCCGTGGCGGTGGGATTCGTCCCCCGCGGCCCCGCCGCCACGGCCCAGCCCCGGTCCGGTCACCACGGACGTCGCCGCGAACGCAGCCCGGGGCGCGCACCACCACCCGTCCACCGCATCGAAGGAGACCCATGGCGATCAAGAAGCGTGACCAGGTGACCGTCACGTCCAGCCCGGACGCGCCCGGCTTGGTCGGGAAGACCGGCGAGGCCTGGCCGACAGGCGACGGACGGGTGCAGGTCGACGGCCTCCGCGACCCGCAGCTCGACCTGACGCTCGGGACCCCGACCTTCACCGAAGACCAGCTCCGCCAGGCCTGACCGGCCGACCCGACCACCCGCCACCCGAAAGGACCCCACCCATGACCAGTAGGCAGCATGCCGCGAAGGACGCCGTCGAGGCCGGTGAGATCGCGATGCAGGCCGTGTACACGCACGGTCTCGGCAGCCCCGAGGCAGGCCAGGCCCTGACCGTGGCGGTCGGGCTGACCGACCGGGCCACCGCCCAGGGCTGCACCGCCGACGACTTTGCCGCCACCCAGCGCCGCTGACCGGCTGCCCGATCCGCCCGTCTCGCACGGGCGGTGAGGGGAACCGCTCAGCGTTCCAACCCCCACCGAGAGGAACCCCTCATGGCCATGTTCAAGGCGAAGGTCACCGTCACCGACCAGTCCGGCAGCAAGCGCGAGGTGCCGGGGACCGTGTCGAACCCGAGCCCCATGTACGGGAAGCAGCGGGCCGAAGCGGACGCCGCCGACCAGGTCAGCAAGCAGCTGAAGCCGGGCGAGCGGATCACCGGCGTCGAAGCCCGCTACCAGCGCGGCTGACCCACCCCTGCAGCTGACCGGCTGCCCGCGGTCCCCGGCTCGCCCGGGGCCCAAGGAGAACCGGCCAGCCCCATCCCACCGAAACCTTCGAGAGAGGCCGTCATGCGTCGTCACCCCATCCTCTGGCTCTTGCTGGGGGCTTACCTGCTGGTCGTTGGCCTGTGGCCTGCGGCTGCGACCCCGGTCGAGCTGGCTGCGACGGGCGCGTTCACCGTCCTCGCCCAGCCGGCCGTGCTGCTGCTCGCCGCAGCCGTCGGCCTGATCACGTCCGCCCGCCGTCGTCCCGCTCCTGCGCCCGCCCGGAGGCGTTGATGCCGATCACGTTCCGCAAGAGCATCCGGATCTTCCCCGGCGTCCGGTTGAACATCAACCGCCGCTCCTGGTCGATCACCGTCGGGTCCCGGAACGGGCTGCAGCACACCCGCAGTTCGACCGGCCGCGACACCACCTCGTTCAACCTGCCCGGCCCGTTCGGCTGGCGCAGCACCCGCAACCGCCGCCGCTAACCCTCCGAAAGGACACCGCGCACATGCCGCCCAAGGTCGATCTAACCGGCAAGACGTTTGGCCGCCTGGCCGTCGTCGAGGAAGCCGGCCGTAGCAACGCAGGGAAGGTGCTCTGGCGCTGCACCTGCGAGTGCGGCAACGAAACGGTTGTGGTCGGAGGTGACCTCAGGAGCGGCAGGACGACGTCCTGCGGGTGCGGCATTCGCGAAGCCACGGTCGCTCGCAGCCGCACTCACGGCCAGAGCGGCACGCGCCTGTACAGGATCTGGTGCGCAATGATCACGCGCACCACCAACCCGAACTTTGATCGGTACGCGGATTACGGCGGGCGAGGAATCACCGTGTGCCCGGAGTGGCGCGAGTCGTTTGAGGCCTTCGTTCGCGACATGGGCCCCTCCTACGCCGATCACCTGACGATCGACCGTGTCGATGTAGACGGCAATTACGAGCCCGGTAACTGCCGGTGGGCGACGTACAAGGAGCAGGCCCGGAACACCCGCCGCAACCGCTACCTGACCTTCCGGGGGCGCACCAAGGCGGTCGCCGAGTGGGCCGAAGTTCTTGGGCTGAAGCCCCAGGCGGTCATAGACCGACTCGATGAATCCGGCTGGTCCGTCGAGCGAGCTCTGACGACCGGTGCCGACCCCAATGCGCTCGCCCAACTTACAGAGGGACCGGCCGCGTAGGCCTCGCAGTCCCTACCCACGCCGCATCTGATATTCGAGAGGACTGATCCACCGTGACCGCCGTATCCGTCGAGAAGAAGGTCAACGGGACGCCCGTCGCCTCCGAGCCGCGGTTCGATCCGCGCGCGCTGGCCGAGGCGGAGGCGATCCGGAAGCGCGCCGACGCCGAAGCAGAGGCGCTGCGCATCAAGGCCGAGGGCGAAGCCGACGCCGAGAAGGTCCTCGCCGCCGAGAAGGCCGAGCAACTGCGCCTGGAGAACGAGAAGCAGGCCCTCGCCAACGAGCGTGCCGCGCTCCGCTTTCGCCGCGAGGAAGCGGAACAGCTTGCGAAGATCGAAGAGGCGGAGGCCAAGCGGGAAGCAACCGAGCGCGCCCGCGAGACCGCTCGACTGAAGGCCGAGGCCGACCAGCACGCCGAGGAACAGCAGACCAGGAACGTAGAGAAGGCCGACAAGAAGTGGCGCAGCTGGGCGATCAGCTTCTACGCCCTGTGCGCCGCCGTCGCCCTGCCCGTTCAGATCTCCGCGTTCTGGAACCCGGCCAAGCCGTGGATGGCCGGCGCGCCCGTCCTGCTGGAGATCGCGGCGCTCGTCGTCGCGTTCGGTACGGCGGCGGCGGTGGCGAACCAGCGCCCGCACTGGCACTTCCGTCTGATCACCTGGGTGCTCGCGTTCATCGCCGCCAGCGTGAACTTCGGACACGGCATCACCGAGTTCGACCTCGCGACCGCCATCGGTACCGCACTTGCCTCCATCTTTGGCCCCGGCGTGTGGGACCTCCACGAGCACGGCCGCATCCGCAAGCGGGACGGCGCACTGACGTGCAGGGAGCGGAAGGCGGCAGAGAACGAGGTCAAGCGGATCGCCAAGGAGAAGTCTGACGCCGAGGAGCGCCGCAGGGTCGAGAAGGAGGCCGCCGACAAGGCTGCGGCCGAGGAGGCGAAGCACCTCGCGGAGACCCGGGCCAAGGAGTTCCCGAAGGTGTGGGATCACGCCCGGAAGCTGGCCGCCGCGCTCGGCGAGGCCACCGTCACCGAAGCCGTCTGGAAGCGCGCGCACCGCGACATCGAAGGCACCGACCCGGGCGACAGCGTCGACGTCATCACCGGCCGTCGCATGGCGGAGAAGCGCGTCGAAGCGGCCCTCACTGGCACCCCCGTCAACACCCTCAGCAAGACCACGAACGCACAGCGTGCAAACCAAATGCCCCGCACTCAGCGAGGCCCCGCACGCAAGCCTCCGGCACGCCAGTCCGGAGACACCCAGCAGTACGTCGCCGCCGCCCGCCGGCAGGCCTCCATCGCCGCCAAGACCGCCCGCCAGAAGAAGGACTGAGGACCCCCACATGGCCACCCCGACCACCGTTCAGAAGGCCGCGACGGCGCCCGAACAGACAGCCCCCGCACAGCCGCTCGACTACCCCGTCGACAAGCGGCCTGCGACCCCGCAGCGGCAGCTGCCCTCCTGGATTCACTCCCGTGCCGCGCTGGCCCGCCGCACGGCTCGCACTGTCGGCCACCACCCCACCGTCGTGTGGATCGGATGGTCCGCCCGCGGCTGGTGGCACATTGCCCGCATCGAGCGGGACAAGATGCTCGGCGACTACCCGCAGATGATCCGCACCGCTCGCGCGCAGGTGAAGGCATCCAACGGGGACATGGCCAAGGAGGCGCAGGCCGAGGCCGTCGCCAACCGGCGCACCCAGCAGTTGAAGGACCGGCGCAGCCGCTACCTCATCCCCCGCGGTATCGCCGCCGCACCCGTCGCCGGCGCAGCCACCTACGGGCTCATCGAAGGCGGGCTGTGGATGGCCGCCGTCTATGCGATGGCGGCAGTCACGGCCGGGGTGTGGCGCGGCCGGCCCCGCAGCGTCGACCCGGGCAAGGTTCAGATCCATGCCGAGGATGGCGACCCGTTCCCGATTGCCGACGCCCGCAACCGCACCGAAGCCGCCGAGTGTGTCCGTCGCGCCCTCGCCTCCGAAGGCATCCAGGTCAAGGAGGTGGAGGCCAACCGGCGTTACGAGTGGGGCTGGGAGGTCACCGTCCGCCTCGCCAAGGGCAAGCCGGCCGACATCGTCACCAAGGCCGCCGACCTGGAGACTCCGCTTGACCTGCCCGAGAACGGTCTGCTGCCGCAGCCGGTCCGGGAGTCCCGCGGCCGGGTGATCCTGCGCCTTGTCCAGTCCGACCCTTTCGCGAAGATGCCCAGCGCACCGGAGCGGAAGCCCAACAGCCGCCGCATGCGGGACAAGCAAGTCCTCGCGCACCGTATGGACGGCAAGACCTTCGAGGCGTCGCTGCTCGGCGTGCACGCCATCGTCGTCGCCTCCTCCGGCGGCGGGAAGTCCGTGATCCTGCGGACGATGGCCGATGCGCTGACCGCCTGCTCCGACGTACTGGTCGGCGACCTCGACCCGGGCGGCAACGGTCTCGACCCGCTCGCCGAGACGCTCGGCGTCCGGGCGATCGGAGACGACAACATGGGACAGATCGAGGCGATCCTCGACCAGGCCCTCCGGATCGCGAAGGCCCGGCCGACGCTGTTCGCGAAGCTCGGCATGAAGGCGAACTGGGAGCCGACCCCCGAGCGTCCGGCGATCGTCCTGTTCATCGACGAGTACCCGCAGCTTTCCGACCGGGCCAAGGAACTGGCGGTGAAGATCCTTCAGACGGGCCGCAAGTCCCGCGTACAGCTCATCCTCGCGGCACAGGAGGCGACGAAGGACGCCATCGGCAAGGCCATCGCCGACTCGATCGCCCTGAAGATCGTCGGCCCGTCCCGGCACCAGGACATTGTGCAGGTCTTCGGAGCTGGCGCGGGCGCCGAAGGCTGGCGGCCGGACCGGCTCGACCCTGCGGAGGGCAACGCCAAGGGCGACGACCTGCGTGACGCCTCCCAGGCGTACATCCGCGGTGGTGGCTCCCGTGAGCCGCTGAAGCACAAGTTCCTTTTCCTGGACGAGCAGGACGGCATGCGGCGTGCACGCGAGCGGGCCGCTGCCGGCCGCCCGACGGTCGATGCCGAGTCGCTGGCCGCAGCAGGCCTGGATCACTTCGGTGCGAGCGAGGCGGACCGGCTGCGCTCCGACCTGCCGAAGATCGTGATGATGGTGCGCGGGGCGTTCGCCGCCGCCGACGACCCGAAGTTCCTATCGACGCTGGCGATCTGGGAGTACCTGGCCGCTTACGACTCCGACGTCTGGGCGCTGTCCCTGTTCGGCGACGACGAGATCAAATCCCGCAAGACGGCCGCACAGCGCGTATCCGCCGAGCTGAAGCGCGCCGTGGACGCCATGAACCTCGCCGTCGACATGTCGACCGTTCAGGTCACCGGCGGAGCCCGCGGATACCACCTGGACACGATCAAGCAGATCACCGGCGAAAGCGTCGCCGCAGCTGCTTGAGAGGTCGTGACGGGGTTCTGACGCCGCAGGTCAGGGTCGTGACGCAGGTCGTGACGGGGTGGTGATTCCCCGCCCGAGGTGGTTACGGCGTCACGACCCATCACGACCCCCATCACGGCTCTGGCCTGCACTGTCACCACCCATCACGACCCGCATCACGACCCGAAAAGCGAAGGAGATCCCGGAATGGTCACCGAGCTCAAAATCCAGCAGATGACGATCGACGGGCTCCCCCACCTGTGCCCCGAGTGCGATACGGCGAGCTTCACCCTCGACGGCCGCGGCTTCTCCGACGGCTTCCCCGCCCGGGGCAACTGCTCCAACTACCACAGCTGGGAAAGCCTGTTCCTCACCATCGGAGACCTCAAGGAGATCCAGGCCGCGAGCACCGGCCGGGAACGCGCCGAGGACGTCGACACGTTCGAGATCGAAGTCGGCGGCGCGGTCCTCGCCGGGATCCTCCACCCCGACGTCATCGTCGACGACCTCAAGCGGGCCGTGCGCGACGTGTACTGGAAGCGACTGATCAAGCCCGCCCTGCGACGGCAGAAGCGTAAGGCCCTGCGCGCCGCGAAGAAGCCCGTCAGCAACGCCGTCGCAGCCGCCAAAGCCGGGGCGATCGGCGCCGCCTGGGGCCTCCAAGCCGGCGGCCACCAGCCGGATCCCGACTACACGCCCGAACCGATCAACGCCTGCCCCGCCTGCAGCGGCAAGGGCAGCTTCGACCTCGAATCCAACATCCACGGCAACCGCCGTATCCCCTGCACGGTGTGCACCGGCACCGGCGAAATCGACTAGGAGACCCCGACCCCATGACCGTCCTGCCCGAGCCGACGCCCACCGCCCCCGCGGCCGGACAGGCCACCCCCACCGACACCGACCGCGAGCAAATTCGCCGCCTCGTCGCCGCCGTTGACGAGATCGAGAAGCCCACCTCATACGACAACCCCGACCTGCCGTCCTGGCGGGACGGATCCCGCATCGGCACCACCCCGCCCGTGCCGCAGCCCGACAGCCGCATCGTGCCCGCCTGGGCACTCGGCCTCGCTGTCGGCTCCATCGGAGTCGGAGCCGGGTCGATCGGTCTCGGCTGCGCGGTCTGGCTCGCCTGCAAGGGCCTGTCCTCGGTGATCCACAGCCTGTCAACCGTGACTTTGGCCGGCGTCCTGACCATCGCCGTACCGTTCGCCGGTGCCGCCATGCTGGCCACCGCGATCGG